TAAATATATTAGAAAAGAAAGTAATAATACAATAAAAATTACAATAATTTTTTTATTATTTATTATATCCATTTTTTATATTATTTTTACAAAAAAAATCAAAAATAATTAAAAAATAATCAAAAAATAATCAAAAAATAATTAAAAAATAATTAAAAAATAATTAAAAAATAATTAAAATAAATAGCCAAAAATTAACAAAAATTGATATATTTAATATATTAAATCTAGTTTTGCCCAATATGTTTAATCTTGAAAAATTTTGCAAGGGTGACCCTGACCAGGGTCCTAGTGCTTTTATGCACAGGATGGTTGTTCTAGTTACCTACATGGTAACTGGATACGAACATTGTGGCTACTGTGAGGATGCGATCGATCACGAAGCTATCAAGACTTACGAGACTTGGTGTGCTGGTGAGATGGGACGTCATCCTGATCGCAAGAAGCCGCTTCCCAAGTTCGGAACACGTGGTAGTGTTACGGAGATCCAGAATCGCCGTGTTCAGTTCACGGAGAAACTTCCTGAGGGACTTAAGCTAGAGGATGTTTGCCCATCGACGGGTAAAATCTCTGGATCGAGTCTTTGCCTGTTCAACAGGAAAAGGAAGATCTGCGATGCTTCTGGACGCTACTGTTCTTGCTATGAGGACTATGCTGTGGTTTCAGCACACGTCATCAAACGGGAACCAACTTGGGAAGAGAAAAATCAGGAGCGTAAGCAGGCCAGGATCAAGGAGCGACGCACGGAGAAGGTTGTCGAGCAGATGAAGGAGGGGATGGCCAATGGCCGTCTTGTAACTCCAAAGATGTTCGAACAGTCCCTCATGTACATCGAGACTGGTAAGTTTACCCCTAAAAAAAACTAAAAATTTGATTATTGAAACTCCCTTTTGGAGTTTGCCCGCTAGTCGGGATTTTTTTTATAAAAATAAATGTTAATTTATATAAAATTGATTAGAATATATTAAATATGATTAATTAATTTAAATTTATTAACTAAAAATAATTTATAACATTATGAATGATTTAGAAAAAGAAAGTTCTCATTTAGAACATTTGGTGATGACTCTTGATCATGGACACCTCTATTCTGAGGCTCCAGTTGGTTCAGAACAATTTATAGCATATAGTATAGGTGATGATAATTGTAAAAAGGTGTTGAGAATGATAGATAATATTAGAAAAGATGAACTACTTTGTGGTAATTCTATTACGAATCCTTTTAAAACATTTGAATATCTAGATCAATTAATGAAACACACTAAAGATTTTAGTTCGTTTTCTGATAATACTCCTGAAAAGGTAGCTTATCATATGCCAGAGGCTATTAGACAGCAGGTCCTTGTAATGATCGAAATAATAAAAAATTTTGATCCTTATAAATAAAAAATAAAAATACTGGTTATTAAACCTATTTTTTTAAAATTGTAAAAGTTTATTAAATTTCAGTAACTAGTTCAATATGTGTTAACATTGTTTTACGACAACACATACGAGTTAATCCTAGGTCATCCATTGCTTGACCGGCTGGAGTTTTTTTTACTTCATCAATATTAATGTTAAGAATAAGAGAATCATCAGCATCTTTTGAAGTAAGTTTCTTCCTAATAAGTTCTTTATCATAATATTGTTTTTTATTGGCTAATAATTTACCACAAGTAAAACATCTGACTGGAATAATCATTTGATTAATATAATAGATTTTTATTTAAATTATTTTGTTAAAATAAAAACAATTTTTTTTTAAATATTTCTAAAAAAGATTATAAAATAGTAAAAAATAAATATTTAATTACCAGTTTGTAAATTGACCTTTCATAAAATTATCATCAGTTAAATCTATTGGTTCAGGTTCATCAATTTGTGGTAAAAATCCCATATAGTTTTTTACATCACTACTATCATCTAAATTCATTTTATTGTTAACTTTTTCAATTAAAATTATATTAATAGATTTATTTATTTCTTGTAATTTTTGAATTAAAGTGTGTAAATATTCATCCTGTTGATCAGTCATATTGAGAAATATAAAGTTATCTAATGTATTTAATAGTTCTTTTTGGTGTTTTAATAGATCTACATAACTTTGTTGAGGATAAAATTGATCACTAATAATTAAGTATGCTCTGTAATAAATATATGCTATTATTTTATCTATTCTCATTTTAATTGCACTATCTTGTTTTTTAGAAGGGTTATTGTCTAAATTAACGTGTATAGCCCCATCATCAATAGTATTCAAAAATTTGAATATTTTATCTCTTAATTCTTGATACTGATTTAATTCAGGTAATTCAGCATATATATCTTCAGTAGGTATATCTTTCATATTTGCAGGTGGATTACTAATAAATGATTCCATTTCTTTATCTCCTAATATTTGATGTATTGGATCAAATTTAAGATAATCATCTTTTAATTGATTAAATAAAGTTCCTATTTGGTTAGGATGATTAATATTATAATGTCTTGAAATTAAAATAAATAATCCTACTGTTGCTATCATTCCAACAAAATATTTTTTTTCTGTTATTAAATAAAAAATAATTAGTCCTACAATAATTATAATAGGTATCATAATTTAAATATATTATTATTTATAAACATAAAAAATGCTAAATTCTAATTAAATATTTTATTCTTGTTTTCATTTAATTGAATTTTAATTTGTTCTAATATATCTGTTGGTATTTGACCATCATAATAATGATACTTAATGTGATTTAAAAATATATTATCATAAGATTTTAATAATTTTTGTAAATCATTGTTAAATATTTTATTTAAATCTGGAATATCTAATTTTTGATTTTTAAATTTAATTGTATCCATTTTTAATCATAAAATAATAAAAAAACAATCAATTTTAATTTTAATTTTTTTTAATTTTAATTTTTTTTAATTTTAATTTTAATTATATTAATAAAGATTAAATTTAAATATGACAAATTATTAATAATTAACTTTTATTAACAATTAAGTACTAACAGGAATAATTGTATTATCAATAGTCTTTTTACCTAAATATTTAGGATTATTCATATCAAATGTAAATACATTATTATAAATATCAATTAATACTTTTTCATCATTGATGATATCTTCCCATAGAGTAATATAATCATTGTCATGTTGTCTAGGATCAGATTCTACTTTTGGTTTTCTACCTCTCTTATTATTTTTCTTAGGAAGTTTAGATTCTTCATCAATTCTTCCATTTGGTAGTTTTCTTAAATGACTTTGACAAAAATCACAACCATCTTTTTTCTTTCTTGTACATTGTAAACCATCTAATTTTCTACCCTTACACATTAAATCTTTATCTATTTTCTTACGATTACGTTTCTTAATATTACTATAATAATTATTAATTGTTTCAATACAATTGTTAACTAAAAAACTTTCTAAAATTTTATTGTCAACAGATAATCCTGATTTTTTCAAAGTTATTGTATATTCATTAATGATTTTACAAACAATAAAATAAATTGTTGATAAATTCTTATTATCAAAATTCATCAAATTGTTGTTCAAAATGCTGTTAATATTAATATTATTACCTATAAAATTATTAATATCGCTTTTTTGTTTATCTGTCATTTTATTCAAATTAGAAGTAATTTCTAATTTACTGGTATTAAAACTATTTTTTTGAGACATTAAAAATATATTTAAATTATTTTATTTGTTAAATAATATTCTAAAAACAAATTTAAATCAATTTTTAAAAACATAAAATTTTAAGTTAAAGAAATAATCATTGCTGATTACATTCAACTCTATTACCACCGTCTAAATCTTCATCTTCATCTTCCATATTTGAATCAACATTTGAATTTGTGGTATAATCTTTTGTATCAATTTCTGCTATTTTTACTTCAACTTCTGTATGTTTTTTTAATTTTTCTTGTTCATTATTTTTTGGTAATCCTACAAGTATCTTATCTAAATATTTTTTTCTTTCAGTAGATAATTTTGTAGGAAATATAATATTAAATTTAATTATTAAATCTCCAAAATCAGCATCATTTAATAATGGCATTCCTTCTCCTTTCACAACAAGTTTAGTATCAAAATTAATAATATTATTATTTTGAATTTCTACTATTCTATTATCAAAGTGTACTATTCTAAAATTAAAACCAATTAATGCCTCTTTTAAACTAATATCTTTTTCCATTACTAGATTATTTCCTGCTCTTCTAAAACCATTAAGATTATTTATACCTTTTTTGTTTACTTCATTTATTGATATAACTAAATCTCCAGGGAAACCATATTCAGGTACCCAATCAGATTGTCCCGCTAGCACATCTTGATGACCTGCACGAGTTCCTGGTCTGATATAATATTCTATAGTTTTTGGATCAGCAATAAATTTTTTACCTTTGCAAATAGTACATTGACTATTTTGTTTAATTATTTTTCCTTTTCCACTACATTTGTTACAGTTAGACATTACTTGTTGAATCATAGGTCCTAATTGTTTTACAGTAATTTTCTTTCCTTTACCATCACACATATTACAACTAATAATATTACTTGGATCTTTTACTCCTAAACCGTCACATTTTTCACACATTATCTTTCTATTAAATTCTAAATTAATAGATTTACCATTGTACAAGTCTTGTAACGGAACATTTAATGTTATATTTTTTTTTGGACTTTTCTGAGTAGATAAATCAGGTTTGTTGTCTTGTCCCATATTTCCAAATGGAAATCCGGCTCCAAAACCACCCATTCCGCCCATTCCGCCCATTCCACCTCCAAATACGTTTTGGAAAATATTAAAGGCATTGAAATCTGCTCCCATTCCTCCTTCTCCCATACCTTTTAAACCATCTTCTCCAAAAGTATCATATTGTTTTTTCTTCTTTTTATCTGATAAGACTGTATATGCATTTCCTATTTCTTTGAACTTTTTTTCTGCCTCTTCTTTATTATTTGGATTCCTATCAGGATGGTATTTTAAAGCCATTTTACGATAAGCTTTTTTAATATCACTATCATCTGCATTTTTATCTAATCCTAAAATTTTGTAATAATCTGTCATTATATTATTTGATTAATATTAAAAAACTTATTTTTAAACTAAAAAACAAATATAACTACTTTTTAACTAAACTTTTAATTTAACTATATTATAGTTGAAAACAGTTGATATTATTATAAAAATATTATTCTTTTCATTTTCTGGAATAAAAATTTCTTTTTTCTCAAAAAGTTTAATAAAAATTTCTATTAAATTGATTATATTATTTTTGTAATGGTTAAACATATTAGATATCATATTTATTAAAATATTTTTATTTTTTTGGTCAACGTTTTGTTTATTTTTTTGGTCAACGTTTTGTTTATTTTTATCATTATTATTACTAGTTTCTTCATTTTTCTCTTTTTCTTCTACATTAATTAATTCTAAAATTTGTATTATTGTATTGTCTAGATTAAAATTTAAAACATTTATCAATATTTCCTTATTATCTTCTAAATATTCTAGTATTATAATATTCTGATCAGTTTGAAATTTATTGTAATATGATTCAAAAATACCACAAATATTCATTAATATATCTATTAACATAAGATAATTATTAGATTTATGACTATCATTAATATTCGTTAATTTTATATATTTTGACATTATATCACTATTGAAGAAATATATGTTTAGTAATAATATGTGAATATGAATTATTAATTCAATAAAAATAAGAATTTCTAATAATACATCAAACATTTCAGGTAAATTCTTAATACTTAATTCATTATAATTAAAATATATATTAATAATTTGATAACTTAAATATATGAAATCTAGATTATCATCATCTAGACTTTGAATTATTTTTTTAATTAGATTAGTGTTTTCTGAAAATATATTTAAATAAAATTCATTGTTTTCAGTTTCAGGATTTATGTATTTTTCGAAAATTTTATTAATCAAAACTGTTTTTTTATTTTTAAAATATAGAATATACAAATGATTATTCAGAATCATTTTACCAGATTATAAATAAGTAACAAAAAAAGAATTAATTACTAACCAAATTAAGACTCATTATTATTAGCATTATACACATTAATCATACATACAAACATTTTTTAGTCTCACATCTAGACTTGATTTTACTTAATATATTGTTCATTATGTTAATCTTATCATCAGAATATATTTGTAATATTCTTAATATTTCTGGTAATCTAGTTCTCAAATAAGATAAGATATTGTATACAAATTTTATTGTTAATGTTTTACCTATAACAAAAGTAATGTTTGGATTATTATTATCAGTATCTTGTTTTATATCTAATATATCATCACTATATTGAAAAGCAATTCCAAATAAGTTTGCCCAAACTGTTAAGTCATCAATTATCTTATCATCCATATTTTCATATATTATTGATGATGAAAGTAATAATGACAAACAAAATAGTGAACTGGTTTTAAGAAAATTAAGTTTAATATTATTTATTAAATCACATAGTTTAGTATTATTTAATTCATTTGGAATTAAATCAATAATTATGTGATATTCTTTTAAAAAATATTTTGTGTCTAGATACTTATTATTATCTAATTGATGATTTTTATGAGAAATTACTTGGTTTTTATTAATATTTATATCTAGACATTGTCCTTCAATTAATTTATTTAGACTTGATTGAGTAACTTTTAATAATTTTATTTCTCGTAAAGTTAAATTATATTTTGAAAATAATGTAGATATTTTATTAATCAAATAATAAACTATCAAATTTGTTCTGTTAATTCCAAATTTTTTATGAAATGTTTCTTGACCACGTCTAATATCATCATTATCCATAGAAGGAGAATCATCTATAACTAAACTTAAACAATGAATTAACTCTATAGATATAGCAGTATCTATAACTATTTCATGTTTATTGTGTGATAATTCAATATTACCAAATATTAAGCACATCACGCTCCTGAGTCTTTTACCGCCTGTAGTAATATATTTAATCATTTCATGTATTTGATTAGGATAATGTTTTACAATATAATTATCAAGGTTATAATTTATAAATCCCTGATAATCATCTAAAGTTGAAAAATTATTACCTAATTTATTCATACTTTTAACTATTTTATAGTTCATCTATATTATTATTTTTATATTTTTTAATCAAATAATACTAAAAGTTTTTAAAAATGAAAAAAAAAAATTGATTTTATGATAACTATATTGTACTATAATCTTAACTATGCAAATTTTTGTTAAAACACTTACTGGTAAAACTATTACTCTTGATGTAGAATCAGCAGATTCTATCGAGAATGTTAAAGCTAAAATTCAAGATAAAGAAGGTATTCCTCCAGATCAACAACGATTAATCTTTGCTGGGAAACAACTTGAAGATAATCGTACACTTGCTGATTATAATATTCAAAAAGAATCAACACTACATCTAGTACTTAGATTACGTGGTGGTTAAATTTATAAAAATAAAAATAGTTCTTTTACAATATTATATTTTTTTTTTACAATATTATATTTTTTTTTTATAATATTTTTATTAAAAAAATATTAAAATTATTGTAAAATATTAAAATTATTGTAAAATAATAAAAATGTATTTAAATTTTTTTAAAACATAATATATTTATTTACTAGCTAAATCATATTCAGTTTCATTTGTTACATCAGAGTGTTCCATATTAGTAGCAACACTATAATATGTTGATCCTTGATTTGATTTTAATTTATTATTAGGTAGATTATAAATAATATGTGAATATGTAGATTCAATAGATATTTGATTGTTGTTATCATAAATTGGAGTATTTACAATGTCACCTACCTCATAATAAGAGTCATCAATATTATCATTAGTACCAAAATCATATTCTGGACTATTTGGTACTTCATAATGTTGAGCAAGAGCATATTCAGATTTAGATTCTTTAGATTCATTGAATTTAGTAGCTTCATCATACTTTGCTCTTTTTACACTAGGAACCAAATATCCTTGAGAATCTTCATATTTTTGATCAAAAATTTGTTCTTTTGAAAAGTCTCTTTTTTTTTCATTTTCATTAAGATTACTACTTTTACTAGAATCTAGTACCTTTTTCACAACAGGTTTATCACGTTTATCTCTTTTCTGTTTTTCTTTTCTAATAATAACAAGAGCAACAATAAACATACTTAATGCTGCTGCAACTACTGGAATTACTACCTTACTAATATGTTTACTAGATTTTTTACCAGATTCCATAGAAGTATCACTAGTTTGTTCTGCCTCTGCCTCTAGTACATTATTAGTATTATCTGACTCGGTTGAAACAGTTGTATCACTTGATTCGGTTGAAACAGTTGTATCACTTGATTCGGTTGAAACAGTTGTATCATCCGATTCAGTTGAAACAGTTGTATACGTAGTCTCTGTAAGAATAGTTGAGTCAGTTGAATCAGTATAAATAGTATCTGAAATATTAGATAAACTATTAAAATCAAAACCTGTAGTATTATCATATTCATCTTCTTCATATCCTTCATATTCATCATCTAAACTACTTGAAATAGATTTAGGTGTCTTTTTTGAAGAATATGATTTAATTTTATTAGTAACAGGTTTAGTTTTAGTTTTACTCTTACTTTTACTTTTACCATGAGAGTAATCATGGTCATTATCATGTCCTGAACCAAAAGTATCATTGTAATCATAACTATCTGTTCTTAGACTAACATCATGAGTAAAACTCATTTGACTAATAACAGAAGTTATTGTAAAACCATTGGTAAATCCAATGTTAAAAACACCAACTAAGAAGGTTGTAATTATTTTAAAAATCATGTTATTTATAATTTAATAATTAAATAAAATAAATAATTAAACTAAAAAAATCAATTTTAAATAGTTTATATTCATAATGAATATTATTATTGACAATTAAAAGTATAATATCATTATAGTAATAGTAATAAATGAATATTTTAGATTATTTATATAATTTTATAAATACAATAAAAACTAATTCCTTCTATACGCAATTCATTAATGGAAATAAAGGACCTTACTTTGAATCAGATAGATATGATTATCCATATCCCGAATAATTAAATAGAAGGACAATTATCTAACTCTTTTTCAGATAGTAATTTTATATTATTTGGGTCCTTTCTATATTGACCATCAGTTTCACAATCACCAATAAACACAATATCTGGTGATAAAATTCTACTTTCATCTTTATTAGAGTCTAAATATTGTTGTGTACAACACTTACTATTGCTTCCTATTGGACAATTATAACAATATGGTTCAGCTTTAGAATATTTTTTATAACCAATTCTTGTTACACCTAAAGGCATTTCACAATAACCAACATTACATCCACCAAATTCATTTTTATAATTTTTATTACTTTGATAAAATGGACATTCATCATTTATTTGACATGGTCCATCCCAAATACCAATTTGATCTATATTTGAATGGTAGGATTCACAATGTAATTTATTTTTATAAGGTAATTCTTTACTTTTACCATCTACTACTGCAAAACATTTTTTCTTATCTTCTTTATCACTAACAGCTTTATTATAGTGATACTGATCTATATGTTGTTCCTTAAATTTATCATCAAAATAATTAGAAGGAATGTCATTTTCATCAAATATATCATAAGGTTTAGAATGACTAGCAATATTTTTGAGATTATTTTGATCTATATTAATAGGTTTTATATAACCTTCTTGAATTACATTACTTGTAATTAAATTATAATTATTTAAAGTAGAAATTAGAGATATATCTATAATTTTTATAGTAAATATGTCATTAGATTCGTTATAATTCATTTTCAAATCTAAGTAAATTATAAAGTGTTGATATTTTTGATCTCTCCCTATTTTTACATGAATTTTATTCATATCATTTTTAAAATCTATTAAATTGTTATTTTTATACTTATTAAGAAGTATTCTATCATTCTCTGTTAATGAAGAAGTATCTATTTGTTTTGTATCACTAATATCTTTTTTCCTTTTTGCCTTATATAGATTTAATGTACCATTAGATTCTTCACTAATTAAAACTTCATTTCTATTTAATAAATAATTTTTATCATCTTCTTGTATCCAAACTTTATTATAGTTAGCAATATCAGCATCTAAAGTATTAACTATTCTAAAATTCATAAATTTGAAATCTTCAATCAAGTGTTTAGGATGGTACAACTTTAAATCAACCATTTTTTCATTAAATCTAATCAAAAAAGTTTTGATTATTTTTAACATTAAACTATGAATTGTTCTAATTTTATCCTTTTTGAATAAAATATTATAATTTTTAAATTTTAAAGATAATGGTTTATTTTTAATACTCATTTTTACCTCTTGAATTAAATTATTCATTTGTTCATCATCTATAGCTAATTGTTTACTAAATATATGTTCTTTATTAGGTTTAATATTTCTATTAACTCCAATATTCTTAATTCCAGTTTTTTCATCTAATTCATTCTCCATTACAGGAATTGGTTCTGGTATTTGATTTTTTGATTTAAAAGGGTCTTGAAGATCTTTGAAATATTCAATATCATTACTAAAATTTATATTGTCAGAAGTAAAATTATTAATATTATCATCTCTACTATATTTTGTTCTAATATTTTCTATTTGTATTTCTTTGTGTTTAGAATCTAGTTTATCACCATAATGATCTAAAAATTCTCTAAATAATAAGAATAGTATTATTGATACTAAGATTATAGAAATTCCTATAAATATTTCATCTTTTAAAAATTTTTTTTTAATTTTTGGTGTATTATTCGATAATTTATTTTTTACAAATTTATTATATGTCATTTCTACCATTATAAATATTATTATTAAATTAGATAAATTAATAAAACAAAATCATAAAACAAAATAATAAATTATAAAATTAAAAATATGATACTAATAAATACAAATTATTAATAATATAAATTACTTTATTTAAATTATTAATCATAATCTGCTACCATATAACCATAATCTTGTTCTTCCATACCTTCGTCGGCATCTCCTACAAAAGCAATTTCATTCATTTCTTGATGATTAAAACCAAGTTCATTATCATGTCTATCATGATCTTCTACACCTTCAATTGCGGCATCTGTTCCATCTCCTAAAACCATATCTTCAGTTTCATTAGGATTGAAAAAGTCATCACCATATACTTTGGCCATATATTCTGATAAATCTTTATATCCTAATTTATTTAATGCCATTCTACCCATTACAATATTTCTTTCTTCATCCCTACCTTCTTCTTTTAAGAAAGCAAATGTTTTAAGATTTCTAGCAATTTTCTTTTGATTATGTTCAGCAAGTTTTTGATTAATATTATCTTGTGTCATAGAATCATATTCTTCTTGTGTTTTTACCATATTATTAATACAAATAATTATAAATTCTTTAATAATACCTATATTACTATCGTGTTGAATACTTATATCTTTAACGAAATCTACATTATCATGATCAAAATCTGTATTATCATTTTCATCTTGATAAATATCGTAATCTTTTTCCATTGGATCTTTTACCATAGTAGTATCTACATCATCACTTGTAATCACACTAGTTTTTTCTACATCTTCTTGTTTAATTAATACAACACTTCCCTTTTTATTTTTCATATTGGACTTTTTAATAGCATCTATTAATTCTATCATTGCTAATACTACAAAATAATGATTAATAGATGATACTAATTCTGTATTCATATTTTTATACTCTGATTTACTTTTAATTTTTTTCATAATTTTAACAATAGGAGTTATTGACTCTCCTAATAATTTAAATAGTTTATTATTATTTTTAAATTTAAAATATGGTCTGTATTGGGGTCTTACATCATCTTTATTAAATTTATTCAATCTGTTATTCTTAATTTGATTAATAATATCTCTTAAATATTTGATATTCTTTTGTAAACTATGTTCTTTGTTTTTGTAATGATAATTATTTTGTGCATCAACATCATCTTTATGTTTATCTGAAAACTCTTTTGATAATTTTACATAATCTCCTAAATTAGTTAAATTTTTCTCTATTTTATTAATATCATTATCATTTCCTGATAAACTACTAGCTAAATGTTCAATATTTGATTCTATTTGAGAATTTAACATAATAATTAATTTATTTAAATTAAACTTATTCTTATTCTTATTAGATTTAGTAAGAATACTTTTTGATTCTAAATCTTTTCGACTAATTACTTTTTTTGAATTATAATTATCATCAACTATAACTTCATCATTTTCAATAAATTTTTCTTTCTCTTTTTCTAATTTATCATTTTCAAATAATAACTCAGGAGTCTCTGATATTTTATCGGTTAAATCTTCTTTAATTAATGCATCTTTTTCATTTATATAACCCTGATTTTTTAGAATTACTAATAAATTGTAAATAAAATGATAATCTTTTTCCTTAGGAATAGAATCTAATATTTGGTGTATCATATCTAATTCTTCTTTTACAATTAAAAGTTTATTTTTATCAGTAAAGTCATCTTTTAAATCTGATACAAAATTATCCATATTAATTGTTTCATTATTCATATTCTTCTTATAAATTTGTGATACTAACTTTGTGAAATCATCTCTTGTATAAGTACTTTCCATAATATCCATTTTTTTTTTATTTGAAATTACACACCTTCCAAATTTATCGAATAAATGATTCTCGCCAACTGAATGTCCATCACCAATATATTTCAAGAAAACATCATTTATTTCATCTGTATTATCCATAATTATTTCTAAATCTAATTTTTGATAAGCAATATCTAATTTGGGAGCGAAATAAATATGATATACTCCTACTTTTTTCTTATTATTTAAAGCAATATATATTTCTTCTAATTCTTTTAATTTTTTTAAATTACCTTCAATATCTTTATTATTTTTAATAAAATAATTCAAATATTCTTGTTTCTTTTCAACTTCATTAATACAACAAGCGTTATGAATAGCATTCATAGTTGCCATTATAACACCTCTCTGATCCTTAATTTGATTGTACAATCTTTTAGTTAACATATTACTTTGATAAATATAATTTTCTAGACATACATTATGAATTTTGTTATAATTATTAGTATTTAAATCGTCTAATACAGATTTAGAAATTATCTTATCTGGTGTCCAATCGATACTAATATTTAACATTGGTTTAAAATCATTCCAATTATTAACAATTTCACTATTGAATTCACTTATTTTATCAATAGCATCAGACTTATAATATAAAGCTTCAGTTACTTTATTTTTGACATATTCGTCACTTTCTAATTGCTTACTAAGTCTATCCATAAATTTTGATTCTAATTTTGCATCATTTAAGAAATCATATTTATCAAGAGTACTCATTTGATTCATAATACTTAAAACCATATCTATTCCATCTTTTTGTGATTTATCATTAATTAAAGGATAACCCATGAAATTATTAGTAGTAAATTTGTTAGAAATAGAGTAAACATAGGTACTTGTTTGTAAAACTATTAAGAATCTACTTAATATATCACAAACTACATACAAATTATATGTTTTATTAACTAATTGTGAAATAACAGCTGGTTTCCTTGCATTTTCAGGTATTTTTTTTATTATAATATTTAATAAATCTTTTTTAGATACAAAACTATCTCCTTGTAAGTAATTAAGAATCTCTATTTCATCATTAACAGTTAAATTAGGAATATTTAATAGAGTTTTAGCAATTTTGAAAATACCTAATTTAAATTCCATATCTTGTCTTTTTACAATATCGTCTTGCTCTAATAAATCATCTACTTTTTGATTAATAATTCCTAATTGTGTTTCATAAAATGTTGGATCTTCAATAATTTCTCTAGTTTTTACTCTTTTAACATTATCTTCACCACCTGCAAACTCTTCAATATCATCCTCAATAATTGAATATAATGGTTCTCCATCTATTTTACATATATAAGTATTATCTTTCATAAATCCAAAAGTATTTGCTATCTTTAATAAATCTATATCTTTACCTTGTTTTAAATATTCAGCACCTAATAAATAGTGTTTACTTAATAATTGTTGCTTACAAAGTGAACAATAAGTCCAATTATTATCATCTTCTTTTGGATCATAAAAATTTAAATCATATTCTCTTTCAGTATCTAAAAATTTATTAAAGATAGATAATGATAAATGATACTTTTCTTCAAGTGCTAAATTTGTGGTTGGAATACTATTAAAGTAATCAATTACTTTGTAATGAATACATTCATTCTTTCTAAATATTGTTTTTGATATTTCTTCAGCTAATTGTTTTGATACTTCTTCTTTATATTTCCAATATTTTTTAGTATTTTGACTTTTAAAGACTAAATCATCTCTCAATTCCTTTAAGTTACTCTCAGTTTCTTTAACAATTGAAGGTAATTCTTGAACAAAACTCATTTGTTGTTGAACTTCATCAATAGTTTCTTGAAGTTGTGATAATTCATCATCTATCTTCATGATCTCTATTGGTTGACAAACAAACTTTTCTTCATTGAAAAGACACACATCTTCATCTAATGTTAAAGTTTCCTTTTCTTCTTCACATCTTTGTTTACTTTCAAAAATTAATCTATGTAAAGTATCTATATTTTCTTTAACCCAAATATCACCATCAACTAATTGAGTACGTTTATATAATTCAATAGTATCATCTTTAATTAATGCATAATCTCCTGGACTAACAGTTTCTCCATCAGAATCAACGATTACTTTTTGATTATCTTCCATCATCCTTTCAACATTAGGATATTTAATTATTTTAGGTTGATTCAGTTTTCTATGTTGGCATTTGGTGATCTGTTTAGCTAATGACTCTGTTACCTTATCAGCTGGTTTTCTTAATTCAACAGATTGATGTTTTTCTTTTAATAATTGTAATGTATTTTGTAATTTTTCCATATCTTGATTGTCCAACTGTGATTTAAGATGGTCTAATAATAAATACATAAATAGGTATAATCCATTATCATCTCTTTTGTATAACCAATTTAATCTTGATACGTCGCTATCTAAATTAGTATAATAATATTGGTAATCATTATAGTATAATTTTTCAATATCTTTAAAGATTGAATTAGTAATGAAATTTATTCCATCAACTTCTTTTTCATCTTGTTCATCCTTTTCAATTTGTTTTTGTCTCTTTTCTATGTCTTGTTCCTTCTTATTATTATATTTTTCATATTTTTTAGTCATTATATTATCAAATTTTTCCATTTTTTTAATATATTTTTTAGTTAAATTATGGATTGTTAATGAATCTTCATGAGTTAAAGTTGTCCTACTATAGTTAAAGTTATGTAAAATATCATATACTTCACCTACAGATGTGAAATTTTGATAAACACTAAGAATTTGTTCGATATTAGGTAAGATATTATTAAATTCATTTTTTAATACATCTTTATTTATTACTGAATTTGGTAACATAATATAAACAAAATTATCTGGATCTTCAAATAGATTAAATTCTTCATCAACTTCACTAAGTTGTAATATTTTTACTAAACTTTTATCATTTCTATCTTGATATAAGTTATCTAAATTAGTATTATCACCATCTTTTGATATTATATTATTTTTCAAATCATTCTCTAAATTCTTATCATTAATTAAGTCTAACTTATTTTTGTGACTTAAATAGTTAATAGGAGGTCTTAAAAATCCTACTACATTAAGAATATCACCTTGATATATAATTTTTTGTTTTCCATTAATATCCAAGATATCTGTAATTTCATCTTCATCAGGATCTTCTGATTTCATTTTATTTGTTTCATATTCTTCTTCAGCCATGTATCTAGAAAGAGGACCTAAGCTCATTTGATAATCAAACTCTTTTGTAACTAAAGGAAATGATTGACATTTATGAGTAGTATCACAATGTCTAACTGTTAATGTATCTTGAAATACTTTTTTAATATCTTGCTCTGATAACCCTTCTCCAAGTCTAAATAAAAGTCCAATATCTTGATTATCTACAACTTGAGAAGGAGATATTTCATTCATTAATAAATGCATGTGTGTATCATAGTTACTAACTTGTTTATTACTTTCAAATTGATCACTAAAGTTTTGTAAATTTTGATAATAATCTTTGGTTAATGTTGTATTTGGTGTATACTCGTCTTTTGATAATAAAGATTCTCCTTCTAGATAAATTTTCTTTTTATTTAATACTACAGGAATTAATAATTGATTAGTAAAATCAACTTTTGAATACTTATCAATTAATGGTTTATAATTAGGAGGTAATATTTTTACATTATTAGCTTCACCATCTTTTTGAGTTGATAAATGTTTTAATAAACTAATAGTATTAATTTCTTTATTAAGTTTATTGATTACATTAATATCATTTCTTCTTAATTTTGGTATTTTTTCAAGTTTATATTTATGTAAATCTCCTTTTTGAATTGATTCTTTATAAACTTTTTCTAATTCATCAATTTCAACTCTTTTTACTTTTTGAAAAACTCCAACCTCTTCTACTTCATCTTCTTCAATTATTTCTAAATCGTCATAATCTGTATCACTCATTTCTGAAGAAGATAAACTTTCTTCATTAAGACTAGAAGAGTCAGATACAGTCATTTCTTTTTGTTTATTAGTTACTAATTCCTCTTTAGAATCTTTATTTGAATCTGCTTCTTCATCTACAGGGTCCATAGTAATATCTTTGTTTTCTTTTAATACTTTTTTTTTATCATTTTCTATAATTTCTAAAATATCTTCATCAATATCACTAGATCCAGCACTTTCTAGATCTAATTCAGTATCTTGATCTAAATCAATTTCTTGATTTAATTGAGAGATTGCTTCTATTTCATCTCTCTCTCTTAAATCTTTAACTAATTCACCTTTTGATGATGCTCCACCTTCTTGTACTGATATATCTAGATCTGGAAGTTGTGTAAATTTATATTCTTCATCTACAAAATTGTTATTATTACTAGGAGTATCTTTTACAAAATCTGGATGAATTTCAAATTTACTTAACTTAGGATTAAAATGAAGGTTCTGTAATTTATGTGGAAAAATGACCTTAAAAGTAGTAGGTGATACTTTAACTTTTTGACCATTATGGTTCATTACTGAGACTAAATTATCTTCTTGATTTAATTTTTTAAATTTATTAACATAGTTTTCTAAATGTTCTAAAGGATCATTTAAGATATTCATTCTTGATATACCGCAAAATTTTGGAAGAGTAGCATCTTGATATGGTAAATAATGAAATGTTTCATCATCTTGTTGAGGATGAACAACCCAAATTCCGTTTTGATTTTTATCAATTACAACTACTGAAGAATTATCTAAGAAATTAAATAATGAATTTTTAGGAGTATTAATAAAAATTTTTCTTCCAATATCTAGATCGTGATGTAAATTTAAATGTGACTGTTCATCATCGGTTAATGGTTTATCTGGTTGATAAGCTGGAATACCTAAAGGAAATGCAAAATTGACTAATTTACTTAACTTATTTTTTTCATTTTTAGACATATTTGTGGTATGATAATACTTTAAAAGTGCTGATTTTAATTTACTATTTTTATATTCATTAATATTACCATGTTTGTGTATATAAGGATTTAAACTTAATTTACTAAAAACTGGATAAGTATTTTTATCCAATCTAAAAACTATAACCTTATTTGGTGTTATTTGATCTACCATAACACCAAAATCTTGATTATTATTAGAATCGTATAACATACTTCCAGGATTAAAATGATTTATAATTTTGTCTGATGTGGAAAGTACCATTTATATTAAATACTATAAAAAAAAGTAAGAATTTTTTTTTAAACTTTTTATTATTAATTTTTTTGTATATTAATTATAATATCAATATGTCATACTTAAGTAGTAATAATACATTAAAATTAATTCTATTGATTGTTATTTTAATAATTATTATTTTAATTATAATAAATAGAAAGACAGAAATATTTACAGATGTCACAACAACCACTAAATCAGAGACTACAACAACCACTAAATCAGAGACTACAACAACCACTAAACCTTCATACAATATGTGTCAAAGTATAGATAATAATATAGTAAAATTACAAAATGATTTATCTACTGGTAAAGAATATTTACAAGAAATAGAAAATTCTGCTGAAAATGATAGTAACTTGGAAAAATGTATTGTACATGATGAATCTACATTAATCGATTTATTATTTATTAACGAAATGAAAAAAAAGGATAAAAATGCAAATGAAATTAAGAAACATATAAAGAATAAATTATTAGTTACTAACTTCTTTAAAATAACATCATCAGAGTTAACTAATACTTTAAGTAATACATTAAAAAGTGTATCACAAAGATTATTAAAAGATTCAAGTGTTGAAGAAAATGTTACACAATTACTAAAAAAAGTGGTTGATAATGATGATAAATTAGATGAAAAAACTATAAAAGGTGTAATTAACTATTTAAGAGAGTATAGTGAAACTAGAGCTAGTGTTTTCACCATTGACGAAAGAACACCTATTAAGAAAGAATGTCAAGAAGTACCTCCCTTTTTAAAAAATATGGATCATTGTAATCAATATGGATATTTATCTAATTTAGAACAAACTATTATTAAAAATGAATGTAATAAATGTAATTCATGTTCTGATGATAATTCTTTATTATCTTATCAAGAACAAATGAATAAAATGGATACTGGTGATTGTAGTGATATATGTAATAAAATATCTGAATTAGGAGTACCTGAATACTGTCAATCTAAACAAACTAAAGTCACTTCAGAGAATACAGATAATAATGAAAATGTAGAAGATGAAACAGAAAACACTGATAAATTAGAATCTAGAAATGATTCACAAAATAATAATACTGATACAACTAGCACTATAACCACAACTTCAGGTAGCACAACTACACCAGAAGTAACAAAAGTTACAAAAGATACAATCAAAAATGAAACAGAAAAATCTCAACGTACTAGAGAACAAAATAGAAAAACAATGCCAGCATATGGTGAAAATATGGATTTAGGTGATTATTTTAATATTGAAGATATAGGTAAAAGTATATCTAATAATGTAGGAGAAGTAATGACTAAATTAGGATATGCAGGATATAATCCTGAAATTGAAGAAACACCAATGCCAAGAGTTTATGATAATACAATAGATTACCGTGTCATAAATCAAGGTCTATCCAATTTAGAACAAGACCAACTTAATAGAGTTAATAAAAAATCAGCAGGTTCAGGTGGTAGTGGTGGAGGTACTAATTATAGTGCTCCTGTAGTTGTTCAAGAAGATATTCAAGGAGTGTCAAATGTATTTGCTCCTTATATTATATTCCATAACTCAGATCATCAACCAAATGCAAATATGGGTCAAAATGGTATGATTGAAAGTTCTACTAAAAGAATAGAAGATCCTGAAACATTAAATATTGATGGTTTACCTATTGAAAAATATTTAAAAAGTGTAATGTAAATATTTAATTTACTAAATTTACTTAATAGTTATGTATTAATTAATACTTTTACATTTTTGTATTCCAAAAATAAATTTATTCCAATTCCATTTGTTACCATAATTTTTTCTTTGGACTTTATAATATTTATAAAATCCATATGCCATTAATATTATAATTAATAAATATAGTATATATGATATATTATGAATTAATATCAAAAAATTATCATATTTTAAATTTTTTTCTTTAGATATTTCATAAATTTGTTGATCTGTTTTTGAAAATATAAATCTATAATCCATAATTAATGAATGAAAATTATCATTATATGCTTTAGATAATATTTGAATAAATATAACTGTAAATAAAACTAAAATTACATATTTAAATACAACAACATCTACCTTTGTACTTATTAAAAATATTAAATAAGCTAATAATGTTGTAAATATAGAGTTAACTAAATATGTTGTTTTATTTTTAATATTTTTAATTAAGGATTTAACATTAATTTCCTTTTCTTCGGATTCTAATCTTTCTTTAATTTCATATTCTTTAATATTATCCTCTTTAATTTTACCTTCTTCTGTATTTGAAAATTTCTCTTTAACAGTAATTACATCAAGATCATACCATTTTAATATAAATACAAATAAATAAATTGATGTAAATATTAAAACATGTCTAAAATAAATATTTTCTTTCATCATTTTTTGAAGTCCACAATTTAAAATTAATTGAATATCACCACTGAACAATATGATATAAATAAAGAATAATCCAATTGCTATTTTGTTAATATTTTTAATATTCATGTATAAATCACTTATTAAGTATTTAGAAATTATTAAGTCATTATTAAAAAAAATATTAGATATATATAAATGAATAATAGAGTTAATAAAAGTTATTTTGATACATCTACATTCGTAATAATAATTGTTGTAATTTTCTTATTTGTATTTGTATTATATACTTACAGATCTTACAAAGATTTTCAAAAGAGAGCCAAGGAAGATAAATTAAAATATTCTAAACCAGGTAAATGTCCTGATTATTGGGAAGTAGGTGATGATAATATGTGTAAAAACGTCCATTTATTAGGATCATGTAGCAATACTATAGATAATAATGTAATGAATTTTGATGATGAAATATTTAATCATCCTAAAACTGGTAATTATGCTAAATGTAAATGGGCAAAAGGATGTAATTTGGAATGGGCAGGAATAAATAATTTATGTTAAAATATAATTCAAATCATAATTCAAATCATAATTCAAATCATAACTCAAATCATAATTCAAATCATAATTCAAATCATAATTCAAATCATAATTCAAATCATAACTCAAAAAATCTATATTTTTAATTTTAATCATATATTTCAGATTTAAATCCTAAAAAAACTATATTTTAAAAAACTAAAATAATTTTTTTTTATCTTTTTTTTTAAATTTAGATATGACAATACATGTATATTTCAATTCAAAAATATATTTTTTTAAAAAATAAAAATTGAATTTCTAGAAAAATTTATCAATCTTTATTTAAACAAAATGGATTCTACTTTTGATAAATCTAAAAATTATACAGTTAAGCAAATTAAAGATTTAGTCAATACTAATCTTTATAAACTAAAAGAACCATTAAATTCGAAGGATAACAATGATACAAACTTTTATAAAATTAACGCAATATATTCAGATACTTGTACACCAGGAACTTGGGAAATACCAGATTCTAAATATAATAATACACTAGAACTAATTCATTTTGGTATTGAAAAAGGTGGTAGATTAACATATGTAGAACTACCACATAAGGAATATAATCAAATTAAAATAGATTTAGATCTAAAATTTGAAGCCACAAATGAAGAAAAACATAATAGTTCTAAAATTATTAGACGTTACAATGAAGAATTTGTAGAAAATATTATTACTGCTATAGTTGATATTTTATCTGAAATGCTAGAATTAAATCATTCATTTAAAATTTATGTTCAAGAAAAAAGGAAACCTAAATTAAAAAATGAATTTATTAAGGATGGTATTCATATTATTATTCCTCAACTAGTTCTAGAAAATAAATATCTATTTGATTTTAGAGATAAACTACTAACAAATAGGGATATTATTGAATCATTAAAACAAGTTAATAACTGTGTAGATATTGAAAGTACTATAGATAAAAGTATTATTAATTCTTCTGGATGGTTTTTATATGGTTGTGGTAAACCAGATGATAAAGGTGATTATTATAGAACTACATATGCTTGGAAGATAGGAAAAGATTATGATATTAAAGTATTAAGTGAATCAACTATTAATAAACTCAATGAATTTACATTAGAAAATATGAAACTTTTTTCAAATTATGATAAAAATATTAATGTATCTGTTCTTGAATCTTATTTACCAATTGAATCTAATATAATATCTTCATTTGATTATTCTGATGACTTTATTAATCGTAGTATAATTGAATTAGATACAAAAATTAAAAGGAGACAAAGTGATTTGAAACCAGAAGAAATTAAATCATTACTCAATTGTATTAAAAAGTCAAGAATTGATGAATATCATGATTGGAGAAAGATAGGATTAGCTTTATTTAATATGGATACTAGAAACTTTATGTTATGGGATAGTTGGAGCAGAGCATCTAATAAATATGATAAAGGTAAATGTATCAAAATATGGAATGAAGAATTTCCAAAATTTAATAAATATGAAATTGGATTAGCAAATATTAAGGAATTAGCAAAATTAGATAGTCCATCTATATATAAAAAAATTAATAATGAAAATAAACTGAGATTCTTAACTAAATGGGTGTATGTTCATGATAATGATAAACATAGTGGTAAATCTACTGATATTATTACTTTTACTCAAAACTTAAAAGAATATATTAAAGATTATGCTCCATTTAGAATGGTTTGTACTGATCCATCAAATACAGGTACTTGGTATAAATATGATCATCATCTTTGGAAAGAAAATAAAAAAGCAACATCAGTTTTTATGTTACTTTCAAATGAACTCAGAAATGATTTTAATGAATTAAAAGGATCATTAGAAGATGAAATGAAATCAAAAATACCAGAAAGTGTCAATGATGATAATAATTATAGTTTATATGATGAAAGAGTTGATAATTCAGAAATTATTGATAATTTTAATCGTGAATATAAAGATGCTAAAATCCAACAAAGAGTTAAACAAATTGATAAACTGTTAAAATATCTATCTGGACAAGCAAATAGAAATAATATTATTACAGAATTATCACATAATGTATATGATGAAGAATTTTATCAAAACCTTGATGAAAACAAGGATATATTTATTTGTAATAATGGTGTTCTTGATTTAAAAACATGTGAATTTAGAATTGGTAAACCATCTGATATGGGTACAATTTCAGCAGGAATAGACTTTCCATTAGATATTGAAAATCCTGAAGCATCTCAAATATTTATTGAAATTCAAGAATATCTAAATAAGATTTTTGTTGATAACGAGATTCAAGAATATTGTTTAAATTTATTCGCTGAATGTTTGACTGGTCAAAATACAAAAGAAGAGTTTTATATTATGACTGGTTCTGGAAGTAATGGTAAGTCTCAGATTCTTAAATTAATCGAATGTGCTTTAGGTAAATATTATTATACTTTTGATAACGCTCTCTTACTTAATTCAACAGAAAATGCAAATAATGCTAGTCCTGTTGTAGCCGGTTTAAAAGGTAAAAGGTTCGCAATTACATCAGAACCTAATAACAAAAAACCGATTCAAACTGATAAAGTAAAAGAGTTGTGTGGTGGTGATAATTTAACTGGTAGACATCTTCATAAAGATAGTATTACTTTCTCTCCACAATATAAGTTATTTATGGCATGTAATGATATTCCTGATATGCCTTCTACTGATGAAGGTATTTGGAGAAGAGTCAGATGTATCCCTTTTGAATCTAAATTCGTATTAAAAAAAGAGGATATGTATAAATTGAAGGATCTTAAAAAGTATCCTAAACACTTCCAAGCCCAAAATGATCTTGAGAAAAAGTATCCAATTTGGGGACCTTATTTCTTATATATGCTATTTGATCGTTTTAAGAAAATTAAGGAAACTAATTTCGTATACGATTCACCATCTAAGGTTACTGAAGCAACTAATAAATACAAAGCAGAATCTAATATTTATGAACAGTTCTTTAATGAGAAAATTAAAGAGAAAACTGGTTATTGTATTGGTAAGAGTGCTGCCTTCCGTGAATTTAAGAACTTCGTAGTTGACAATAATGCTGAAATTAAACCTAGTAGTAAAGATTTTTATAAGAATATTTCAAGATTCATTGGAGAACCTAATAAATATACTAAAAAATATAATAATTTCATTATTGGTGATGTAGGTGAAAGAATGGATGAATAAAAGTATTAAAATAATAAATTATAATCATTAATTAATTTATATTTAATTATTTACTTATTTTTTATAAGTTTAACTATTTTCTATAATAATTAGTTTTTATAAAATTGTCTGTATGTATACTTAATTTTTGTTTTTTATATTTATAATTTGTATCAATATCTATATTATAATTATCATTTAATTCTATATATTCATTACTATTAAAAGAATTAGTCTTTAAATATCCAATACCAATAAATTTATCTAAATTAAATGACTTTCCAGATGACGTAATAAAACCTACTTTTTTATTATAACTTGATATTATGCCTTTTTTTATAGGTTTATTTGAACTAAATTTAAATTGTTTTATATTTGTATTCAAATTGAGTTTTTTTCTGTAATTAGGATGAACTAAAAAATTCATATTAATAGAACCAAAATTAATATTCATATCTTTACCGAATTCAGAACCTGATAAATTTAATCCTGCTTCTAATCTTAAAATATCTCTAGCAATTAAACCTCCAAATAATATTTTATTATTTGTAATAGATTGTTTTATTAATTCAAAAAAAACATTATTTCCTGTATTGTTTTCATAATTTAAATAAAGTTCAAACCCATCTTCACCAGTATATCCACATCTGCATATACTAATATCTTTATTTATAGTTCTGTTTTCCATAAAATATAAATCATTTAATTCAATATTAAATAAATTTTCTAATATTTTTTGTGATCCTGGTCCTTGTACCGCAATAATATTATTAGTATTTCTTTTCAAATTTTCTAAATTATCAAAGTAACATTTATTATTAGCATTTACAACTAATCTAAATTTATCATTATTAATATTTCCAATTATTAAATCATCTATAATGTCTCCTTTATCATTTAATAGGACTGCTAATCTAGATTTATTATTATTCAAAGTATTTAAATTATTATTAAGTATATTACTTAAATAATTTGTAGTATTTTGATTAATTGGTGTTTCAAAAAGACCCATATGACTAACATCAAAAACTGTTGTATAATCTTGTTTTCTTGTATTTATAACTACATCTTTAACATTATAATTTGCATATGATAAAGGCAATATATATTTACCATACTGTCCCATTTTAGGATTTAATATCGAATATAGTTTTCTAATTGTCATCAGATAATTATAAATAATATTATTTAATACTTATTTTTTACTTAATTTTAATTTCTTTCTATAATTATTTTATCATAATTATATTAAATGAACAATCAATTTATAAACTTATTCTTATTATTATTTATCGTTAATCTTATAGGTCTTTATATTTATCAGCAAGGAAATGATGATTTAGTTAATGAAGATAAATCTAATATAGTAAATGAGGTAGAATATTTACATTTAAATACATTAGAAACTAATAGAAAAAGTAATTCATCATGTCATTTAGATCAAGAAGCTAATAGAATATTAGGTCCTATTCATAACTTTCATGAAAAATTTAATAAGAAATTATATAACTTTGATAGTAAATTTAAACAAAAAAATGCTGATCCATTAGGATGGAGAAAAAGATATATTCTTAAAAATAATAAATATTTAGTTCCAGAAGATAAAAATTTTGAAGGTATTTTAACTAAAAATTATTTAAACCAATTAGAAAGCACAGATAATCTTTACAGAAAAGGTTGTCAATAATTTATTTTATTATTATTTCTTTTCTAACTTGATAGTAAATAGAATATGAAAAAGATAAATGTTCCAATAGTAGATATTATAACAGTTACTTTAGTATTAATTATTTTTTATTGTACTTATAAAGTATATATTACAGATTATGAATGTATTTTTTCTTTAAAAACGGTTGAGAATTTTGATAATCATGATGGTTATTCACAAACACTCGTAAATCAAAGACATCAAAAATTAGACACAGATTTAAAAAAGTTTAGACAATTAGATTTACCAATAAATGTAAACGATTATGGTATTAAATGTAATAACTGGAATAATGATAAATTGCAAAGATTTCCTAATGGTGGCAATAGTTGTAAACTAATAGATGCTGACGCAATTTGTTTAGATAAAAATAGTAAACAAACTACTTGTAATAAAATTTATGATTTAACAGTTAGGTCTCTTAGTTCATTTGATATTCCAGATATGATCAATTCTGAATTTAGAAAATTAAAAACTATATTTAAGGATATAGATAAAGATATTATAAATAAAGAAAAAGATATCCGCAATCTTGTTGAAACATATATACAATTAAAGAATACTAATAATCAACAAAATTATTTCTTAGATTCAAATAAAACATTTTTACAAAATTCAGAATCAAGAGATAGATTAATTAAAGATATTAATGAACAAAAAAATAATAGTTTTAATTTAAATTCTCTAGATTTTAGACAGAATAAAGAACAGGTTATTGAATTAGAAAATACAGATATATTGTTGAATAAATTATTGAAATGGTTTTCTATAAGTGTTATTATTATTTCAATAGTATTTTTATTATCTAGAAGAGTTGATTAAATGTTTTGTATTATATATTATTTATATTAGATTTTGTATCTTCAAATTTTTTAATTTATTTTTTTTTTGAGTTTATAAACTTAATTAAACATTGATTAGTATAATAATTATAATGGGAATAATATATGATATAATAGAATCAAAACAGGATATATCTAGACATGAAAAAAATAGACAATTAAAATTACATTTTTTAAATAAAATAAAAAATATTAGACAATTAACAAAAAATAAAGAACTTGATAACTATTCAACAACAATGGGAATATTATTTCAACATTTAAAAAAAGACATTTTAAACATTTTAATAGAAATCCTTCCAGAATCTAATGAAAATGAAATATTATCATATCAAACGAATAATATAGAATGGAACAAAAAATTATTTGATATATTATATAAATTTGGTTTTAATGACATAATAATGTGGTGGTTTTTACATATACCATATTATAATAATTGGGATAATAAATACCAAAAAGAAGAAGAAAGAAAAGTATTAATAGAAATGTTAAAATATAGCTATCATAAATGGGGTGAAAATAATTATTTTACTGAAAAAGAATTCGTTTATATGTCTAATCAAACATGTTTAATGTACCCTATAACCTATCAAAATACAAATAATAATCAAGTTTTAAAATTATATTCAAAACTGTTAAGAAAAGTATGTCCTTGGTTAAAATATACATCTCCTAATATAGGAGACCAATTATTAATTAAAATGCAGAAAGAAACCATTAATGATTCTAAAAATACAGAAATAAAGAAAAAAAAGATTTGTTTTATAACTGATAGTTTTATTGTAGATTCATGTGTATTCAGAGATAGAATAGGATTAATTGGTCAATTAATGAAAGAGGATAGGTTAGATATATATGTAGCTTCTTTTTATGAAAAAAAACATATTACTGGGGACATAGCAAAAATTTTTATTACAAAGATTAAAAATAATTATATCCATTTAGATAGGAATCTAAATTTAGCTAGAACAAAAATAGATACTTATAATTTTGATATTATTATATATCCAGATATTGGAATGAAATTATATCCTTATTTGTTGAGTTATAGTAGACTGGCCCCAATACAAATTAATACTTGGGGACATTCAGAAACCTCTGGAATTGATACTATAGATTATTTTATATCTAGTAAATTTTTTCATCCATATCAAAAATTAGTAAAAAATGTAATTCAAGATGAATTTAGTGAAAAAATAGTTTTAATGAATAGTTTATCAACTTATTATTTACCCCCAACTAAAATGTTTAATATTGATATTACTAAATTTAAAACTAAAAAGGAATTAGGATATCCAGATCATATAAATATTTATGGATGTTTACAAACTAGTTATAAAATTACAAGAAACTTTGAAAACATGTTATTAAATATATTAAAATTTGATCCAAATTCCTACATTATACTATCTAATGCAATTCCTTTCTGTCAATCACATTTAAAAAGGTTTAAAAACACATTTGGATCATATTTACAAAGAATAAGATGGTATCCGGTATTAGATAAATTTCATTATTTAGAATTAGTTAATCATTGTACAGTTATTTTAGATCCATTTCCATTTGGAGGATGTAATACATCTTTTGAGGCATTTGATTTAAATGTACCTGTCATTACTTATCCAAGTCAATATTTAAGTGGTAATTTCACTACAGGTCTTTATAAAAAGATGGGGATTACAGATTGTATTGTTGATAATGAAAAGGATTATTATTTAAAAGCTATTCAAATTAGTAATAAACCTAAGTTAAGAAATAAAATAACAAGAGATATCAATAATAATAAAATAAAAATATTTTTAGAAAAAGAAAGTGTTGAAGATTGGAAAAAGTTTTTATTCAAGATATGACTTTAAATCATCAAATCCTCCTACAAATTTTCCTTTATGAAATACAATTGGAACAGTAGTTTGTCCATTTAATTCATTGTTCAATTTTTGTAATACTTCATTTTTACTGAATCCAACAGTTTTTGTAATATCAACAAAAATAATATCTTGATGACCTTTTTCTTTTAAAAATTCTACTGCGCCAACACAGTAAGGACATGTAAATCTTCCATATATAACCCATTGATCATTATATAATTGATCTGGTAATTTATTAAATTTTTCATCTATTGGATAACATTTTTGTGTAATATCATCAGATAGATAATATTCTGACCCTTGAGAAAGCAACGTTTTCATAATTTTATATTTGATTATATGTATTAATATTACAATAATTTTAAATCAAAAAATGAAAAAAATATACTCTCATAAAATATAAAATATAATTAAATATTAAATAGATACAATTATGGATGAAATATTAAATAAAAATAAAAAACAAAAGATTCTTCAAATAATTGTAAAACCTATTATGAATAAAAAAGAAATTACTAAAAAAGAAGGAACGTATTTTCCAGAGAAACATTACCCTAATATTATTAAAAAAGACTGTGATGTTTACTATTTAGATAACAATCAAAAAAAACTTTTACTAAAATTTAGAAAAAATGTAATACCACAACAACAATGTAAAACCGCTTACCAAAATCTTTATCAAGCCGCACAAAAGAGGAATAGAAATCGTGGTAGTGCTTCTGGTATTGTAAAAAAGAGTAAATTACCAAAATACGCTTCTAATATAATTAAAAAAGGAAAATATCGTGTATTTTATAAAGATAATTATGGTCGAACTAAGAAGGATAATATTAGTAATATTGCTCATAGTAATATAATAGGTTACTATGATGCTCCAGACAGAAATACTTTAAATACTGTTATTGATAAGCGCACTAAAAAAATTAGTCCAACTAAAATGTGTAGAACTACTGCTTTTACTCAAAAAGAAGTATCAAAATGGAATCAGGTATTACCATATTTAAAATCAGCAGATCAATGTTTTAAAAAATTAGTTCCTTCTAGACATCAAACTCAGTTAACAAGATGCCATAAAACACCTGTATATCAAATAGAAAACACTGCGTTTAGCACTATTACAATTAATTATAATTGGAGAACAGCATGTCATCAAGATAAAGGAGATTTACCAGAAGGATTTGGAAACCTTTTAGTTCTTGAAAAGGATAAGTGCGTGGATTATCCTGTTGAATCTTATCAGGGAGGATATCTAGGATTTCCAAAATTTGGAGTAGCGGTTGATGTGCGTCAAGGGGACTTCTTAGCTATGGATGTACATCAATACCATTGTAATACACCTATTAAAGTAGGAAAAATGTGTAATAAAGAATCAAATATCAAAAATAATAGACAAAAAACAAAAAAATATGGAAGATTGAGTATAGTTTGTTATTTACGTAAAAATATGTTAAAATGTGCCAAAAAATAATTTTATATGTATTTTTTTGTTTTTTTTATTTTTTATTTTTATTTTTATTTTTATTTTTATTTTATACTTTTAAAAAGAAGATTGAATCATCTCTAATATCTTTAGAATCTTTAGTATTTTTAGTTGCTTTTTTACTATATCTTGAAATTATCTTTGGTTGTGTAAAATCAAAATTTAAATATTCTTCTGTTTCAGGACATATAAATAAATGATCTCTATTAATTTGGTATTCTAATATTTCTTCAAATAAAGGAAATGAAACAACAAAAGAATAGTTTAAACAATAATTAATTAAATTAAGAAATCTATAATTAATTGGTTTCTTATTCTTATCAAATTTATTTTTATAATTAATATGATGTTTGTCTAAGATTTTATCAAAATAATTAATGTTACTATCACTATTTTGAAACAAAATAGAAAATAATTTTAATTCTTTATTATTAAATAATTTAATTTTGTTATTATTATCCCTATTTTCTAAGATAATCAATAAGTTTAATAATTTAAAGTTATCATAGAAAGAAAATAATTTTTCAAACATAAAACAACATGCTATTTTATCAAATAATAATTGTTTTATAGTATTAAAATCTTCTTTATCATTATCAGAAATTATATTTTTATTAGTATTAGATGATGATTTAATTGTGTAATTCATTAAAGCATATATATTTTTAGAGTTATCATTGTCTTTCATTATTGTATCTATTAAGTTATTTAAATTTGTATAAACCAGGAAGAATACTAAAATATTTCTTATTTTAGCAGATTCTATCTCATTAATATCTTTCTTAAACGTATGTCCTAATAACTTAATATGTTTGGAATATAAAAATCTATCTAATATTTTTGAAAGACAATCCATTCCATAATGAATAGATTTATATATTTCATTATGGAATAATGTACTTTTTCCTACAATATTTAAGTTATTTAAATTATCATCCATTTGTACTAATCCGTCCCTTGCTATTTTTCTTTTAATTATTAATACTTGGAGTATTTTTGGACTAATAATTTTAGATAAAATTCTGTCATTAAATGAAGCATACGATAATGATGTTAAGAAACTTAATATTCTGAACAAACCATATTTTGAAAGCATTCCTTCTTGATAATTTTTAATATTTAGCTGTTCTCTCTGTGATGTTAAAGAGTAATAGTATTTTCTCAATGATTGACTGACTAGTTTTGCAAACTCATTGGTGGACTGTTTAAATATTTCAGATGCTCCTATTGTAAAATATTTAGCTACAAAGCCATTTAAAGTTTTTTTATTGTCATCATTTGCTACTAATGCAGTATAACCTAGCAATAATCTTAAATGATTATATTCATAATTTCCTGTTGATCTATTTTTTTTATAAAATACATTCATTAAATTATTATTATTGGTTTGTAATCCAATAAATTCGTCTACATATTTAGTATTTAAACCATTTGATATTCCCTCTATTGTTTGATAATGTAGTTTAGATTCATTTTTAATTTTATTAAATAATTCTTGATGTCTTATTTTATAAGTTGTAAATATTCCTCCTTCTTTTTTTTTTGTTCTCTTTCCACCACCAGATTCAGTATGAATAAGTGAAATTTTTGTAAGTAACTCTTGATTATGATTATTAAATATAGCTATATTCATATCAATAATATACTCTAGATACATAAATCTTACAATATTTTGTATTTCATCTTGCTCTATAATTGACTTAATATAATAACTAATAAGTATATAGATTGGTATATTTTCTCCATCATCTAATAATTTTAATAATTCTTTTAATCTTCTTGTTGAATTATTATTAAATAATCTTTTTTGATTATCAGTACTTAATATCTTTGAAATTTCATCAAATGAATTACTAATTTTTTCAGAAATTAAATTAAAAATGGTTATTTCATTTTGTGGTAATTTAGTATTTAAATTAATATATTCTTTAGGTGATAATTTTCTTAATTCTTCATTAATTAATTTTTGATTAGGAATTATTAACTTAGAAAAAATTGCTTCTAAAACATTTGGAAAATTATCTTCTTTATATTCTTCATCTGTATTATAAGGACATATCAAATATAGTGATAAACTTAATATTTGTTCTAATGTCTCAAAATTATATAATAAATTTGGATTATTTTTTATTTTTTTACCTAATTGTGTGAATTCTCCATTATATAAAGATGGTTGTTCATCCATGGTATTTAACTTTGACGTATCAATCATAATAGCATCTAAAAGTCCTAAGAATAACTCTAAAAAGTTTGATATATGTTTAATAATTGAGTTAATTTCTGGAGTTAAACTTACTAAGTTCATATTGAATAATAAAAACATTTCTTTACTTAAATGTCTTTTTTGTATATGTTTCATTATATATTCTAGGTCTGTATTTTGTAATAAATGTTTATTCATTAATGAATTTGTCATATTTTTATGTGTCAATTTATCAACTTTTATTCTTTTTTTAGGAGCTTTTATACCTGATAATGGACTAATAATTCTACCTATTGTCCTTAAAGCTTTATATTTTATATCTTTTGATTCTAAAATTTTTCTAATTGATATTATTATTTTTTTCAAATTTGATATTTTATTACTGTCTTCTTTTCCTAAATATTTAATTTTATCTGTAGCTTTCAATAATTCAATAATAATATCTCCTGTATCAACTAAGCCACTATTAGTTGTCATTATTTATATAAGTATAGATAAAAATCAAAAGAAATAAAAATCAAAAGAAATAAAAATCAAAAGACATAAAATTCAAATTAAAATAAAGTAAAAAATAAATTATTCAATAAATTATTAAATAATTACTATTTTCTTAATTTTTTTGGTTTTAAAATAATACTAGAATCTTTAAATTCAGTAATGTAAGAGTCCATTTTAGAATCTATAGTTTGATAATTCATAGTTACAAATTGGCATCCAAGATCTAAATATTTATTAGCATTATAATTATGTGATATATAATCACCTTCTTTATTTGGTACAACAATAGTTAATCCAGATTTATTAAATTCTGTTAATTCCTTTGAATTAAATAAGTAAGCATCTATTTCTTCATAATGATATCTTCTTAATTTATGATTTTTGCTATCCTCAATATTATCCCAAGAATAATTAACTAGTTCTTCTAAATGACTACCTTGGAAACCATCACTAGCAAAAATTACTACTCTCTCCATTAATTCATGTAATGGAGTAGATGGTAAGTCTTCATTTGATTGAAAACTAAATTCATTTGGTAATAATCTATCCTTAAAATGTTTATAAATATATCCTGCTAATTTATTCAAACAGGCTATATTATTATTTGTATTTAAATTTAATCCAATAAAAATAGGATCTTGTGGATTAGGAACTCCACCTGCATCTTTTTCAATAAGTTTAAAAGCATTATCAGCAATTGTTTTAAAAATATCTGCACAATGAGTTGTATTTAAAGTCATCTTCCATTCACCTTGTTTATAACCATTTGAAATAACTGGTTCAGCATTTTGACCAAATTCACTATTGAATATATTAAATTCTAAATATTTAACTCCACTTTGTAATCTTATTAATACTAGTTCTTTAGCAGTATAATCTATCATTTGATAAATATTACTAGCAGCGTTATAAGATGAAGCCACTTTTACATCACATAATTTAGTATTACCATACCTAGAATATGGGAAATTCTGCAATTCTTGAAAAGATTGATAAATTCTTAATGTAGATACAGTTCTTCCTACACGAAATGATTTAGAAGTAAAATACACTATAACAAATAATAAAAATGATATTAATAAAGCCATAATTAAAACATAATTACCGACTATTAATTCATTTCCACCATCTTTTAAATTGGTTCCTACATTTTTTATTTTATTTTTAGTATTTTGAATTAAATCATTAACTGTTTTATGTGTTGTATTTGTTGTATTCGTTGTATTTACTGTATTTACTTTATTCATATTAATATGTGTCTAGAAAAAATATATTATTTATTAACTTGTTAAATTACTATAATTATTATTATAATTTTTCTAATTTTAATATATATGCGTACTAACCCATTAAAAATTATTTCAAAAAATAAAAAAGAATTAAAAAGTAAATATTATAAAAATACTAAAAAATCACTAAGAAGTCAAATTGGAGGAGAAAGATATACATATCAGTCAAACCCTTATATATGTGTTAATATGTTATCAGATGAATTATCTTTAAAAAAAAGTACTGATGCTACTGAATCTTTTTATTTAAATTGTAGAGGTAAACACATATTGATAGATAATATTGATGAAATATGTTATGATACAAATTCTAATCCAATTATAATTTTAGAAGATACAAGCTTTTGTTTAGTTAAAATTCATAAGAATCCATCTAGTAAAAAATATGATGATGGTTATAAGTATATTGTTGAAGAAATAGAAGAATCTGATATAAAAGAAGATATATTAACTAATATTAAACTGCATAATAATGATAATGGTAATGGTAATGGTAATGGTAATGGTAATGGTAATGGTAATGGTAATGGTAATGGTAATGGTAATGATAATAATGCTAACACCTCTACAAATTTTTTGAAACTACTAATAAAAAAATTAGAAAGTGTATTTAGCTCCTTAAAAAGTTATAATAATAGAAACAGTATTGATACAAGAATGTTTAATTTTATTGTAAAACTCGAACAAAAACTTAAATTAAAAACATTTGATTTTAGACATAATTCATTTTTAGACTTACAACAAATGTCTTACAAACACTATTTTGAGGATACTGGAATAATTAAATTAGAATCATTACCAAAAAGATTAAAAGGTGCTACTAATGTTTTTAGTACAAATATTTTTATTCCTATGGAAAATAATGTAGGAAGTGATAAACAAATAACATACTATTTAGGATTAGTAAAATTAGTCGAAACTTTCAATAAAATGAGGTCTGGTTTAAAAAAGGATTTTAAATTAGTTATATATTATGACGATATGTTTAATCATAATTATGATGATAATATTTATAAACATCATTCTACAAATAATAATATTAATAAAAATATTAAAGCATATTATGAAAAATTTAAAGACAACTTATTAAAAAAATATTTTACATTAATTAAAAATTATTTAAATAGAATCAAGAATGATAAAACTGAAACTTATAGCAATATAATTTTATATTCCTATAATTTTTCAGAATTTACTAAAAAACAAAAAGGGTATTTAGGACATCCATCAACATTTGGGTCACTTTTAAGATATATGCCATTTTTTATCAAACAGTTTGATTATGTATTTACAATAAACGCTTCTCATGCTTTAACAACAGGTATGGTAGAATTAGTAAATGATTGGATTAATTCAGGTAAAACTTTTACCTCTTTTACAAATACTGATAACTTCAACCACGAACATGATTATCAGTTTAATAACCCTAATAAAATTATTAATAAATTTGGTAGAAATTTAGGATTTAAAAATTTTTATCAAGAAGAATTATCAAAGAATTCTTACGTTAGCGAAGATGAAGATAATGATCCTCCCTTTTTAAGACCATTTGCAGGAATTTTTGGTTATTGTAAATCAAGTATTAATAATTTTAGTGAAAACCCATCTGACTATAGAATATCATGTCAATTATTTAATAAACTAGTTGATATAGTAATAAAAAATTACAATAATAAAGATAAATATCAAGATATTAGAAAAGGTAGAAAAATAGATAATTGGAACTTATGTATTTATGGGATTGATGAATATATTTTAGCAATATTATCTTTGTTATCTTATAATATTAAAATATACACTGATGCTACTAGTTCAATAATATTAGATAATAAAAATGTACATACTTGGAAACATGAAAATGGAGATGGAGAATCAGATAAAGATTCAATTAGTAATATTGGAGATATATACAAAGAATATTCTAAAGAAGGAGAAGGAGAAGGAGAAATATTTAATTATACAAATGTAAAATATATGTGTTTAGTGAATATTTCTAGAAATTTACTTGGATATCATAAATTTTTATCTATATCTTTATTAAATTTAGAATCAAATGGAAAAGGCAGTGATAGAATGAATAAAATTAGATCTATTATTGATAAAGAACTAAATAAAAAATATGATCTTCTTGCAGTGCTATGCTCATATGAAAATAAACCTATAATGAGTATAAATCTAGATATATTTCGATCTGAATCATTTGCACTCCATTTTATGCCACGTCCAACTAATAATGATAATGAAGATAATCGAAAAGAAAATATAGAAAAAGCAAAAAAATTAAAAGAACTTAAACAATATTATACAATTATAGATGAAAAAACAATGAGTGTTGATGAATTAGAAAAAGTTATTATACCATATTATAAATCTTTAGTACCACAAGTAAACTGTAAAGGAATTATAGGTGAAAAAGTTAATACAAAAACTAAAAGAAGAAAATGTCAAGAAAAATGTGGTGGATATGTATTATCTACAAAAAAAAAAGGTAAAAAAAGTTATAAATGTATTGCTAGATAAGTTTAATTTTAATATAATATTTTATAATTTTTATTATTAATTTCTAATTTTAATTTTATTATTTTTCTAATTTTATATTATAAAAATGAGTAATCTAATATCAATAATTATAACTCTAATAGCTCTAGTGATTAATATTATAGCTATCAGTCATTCTGCATATGAAAATAAAAAGTTAACTTGCAATAGATATGTCCTAAATACTTATTTATATTTAATATTAGCTATATTAATTATTGTATTTATGATAGTATTAAATTCTAATTATCAATTATTAGAAGAGACTATACCTTTTATATACGGATCCCTATTAGGATTTATTGTACAAATATTTGTAATAGTAATTTTATTATCTTATTTTAATATACTAAATCCCTCTAAAAATAAAATACAAATACATATTGTTTGGGTATTAATTATGGTATTATTAGGTATATTATTATATCCTGTCGTTTTAATAAACAACTATTATAATAATATGGGGAGTGTATTAGGTGTAACATTATTAATAACTTTATTGACTGGTATTCTTGGAAATAAATATGGAGACTATTTAGTCAGATTTGATTGGGATAAATATTTATATATAGCATTAATTTTATCTATAATATTATCTGTAATTTTATTATTTACTGGTCAATTAAATGATAATTTTGACCTGTATATTACAGTAGTAGTCTTAATTATCTTTATATTATTATTGATTAGTTATAATAAAAAATTAGTTGAAAATAGTAAAAAATGTCTAGAACATAATAATCCAAATTACTTAAATGAATCTTTAGGATTATTTACAAAAATAATGAATGTATTCACTAGCGTATCCAAATTAATGGGAAGAAGAAGAAGATAAATTTATAAATTAAAACAATTCATAATTATTTTTTATTTGTAGTATTTTTATTTTTAATTAAAGTAATTCATAATTATTTTTATTTTTAATTAAAGTAATTCATAATTATTTTTATTTTTAATTAAAGTAATTCATAGTTTATTTTAACTCTAAAAAATTTAGAGGTTCCTATACTTTTAACCTTATCTTTTAATTGTAATTGATTTTTCACTATATTTAAATATCTACCTTGATTTTCAATAACATAGAATCCATTTTCTTCTTCAAATACAAATTTATAGTTGTTAGAATTGAATGAATCAAAGTTAGGTTTTTCAATTAAATATCCAGATTCGTCTACAAATAAGTAATTTTTTGATTTTTTGTTTTGAAGATGAAAAAAATCTCCTACTAAATTTCTTTTTGATTCATCTACTGGTTTTAATATGTATTTAGTTGCATTTGATAATTTATCATTCATTAAAACTACATTATTGGATTGGTAAGATTTTAAAACTTTTTTATTTATACTTACAAATCTAATTACTACTTGACTATTAACATCTTTAATTTTGAATGTAGAATTATTTTGTACAGATGGTTCAATAGATTTAGGTATACCTCTTAATATCTTATTACTAAATGTTAATCTAACATTTTCTTCTGGATCTACTATTTGAAATGAGGTTTCATCATTATTATTACTTAAATTAGCAGGATTTATTGGATATATATGTTGTTTTTTATTAGTGCTACTATACTTTTGTAAAGTAAATACTTTATTGTTATTAAAAGTAATTACATTATTATTTATTGGTGAAACTAAGTATATTTGTGGAATATCATTACCACTAATAATTTTTTTAACAATAAAACAATTATTTATATCTATACTATTCTTATTATATCTTGTTTCAAATAGTAAATTATCTTCTACTGCAGTTAAATAGTTATTAGGTATTGATAATGGCGAAATTGTAATTAATTTATTAACATGTTTATTTAAAAAGTTAGAATTTAAATTATCCATTGTAGCAGTTTCCATTATTTTTTGATTAGTTAAATCTAAATTCATATCTGGTAATACAATATCTACTTTTTCATATCTTAATCTACCTGGTTTTAATCTAAAACTAGATGTTTTAAATAAATCTATGTATTCTTTTATGAAGTTATCACTCTTAATATAATTCATACAAACAAATTGACAACCATATGATAATGATTCCATAAAATCATAATTTGTAGGGAGAACATCATTTGATTCATTAGGATAAACAACAGTTAATCCAAACTTATTAAATGAATTCAGTTGTCTAATTACTTTTGAATCTTTTTTTAATATTTGTTCTAAATCATAATTATCCTCTTCACTAATAATTTTATCTTGAATTTCTTGATAACTATTTATAAAATGTTGATGATTACGTTCTTGTATTTTACTAGATAATAAGTTTCCATATTCTTTTGTTAAAAAATCATCTGGTCTAGAATCATATTTACCTAAATCTTTGTAATGTATTTTTTGAAATAATTCTCTTGTTGGTACAATTATATTTTTTAATTTACTATGATAGTAATTACCAGTTCCAAAAAAAACTATTTTATTTAATAAATTACATAGCTTCTCGAGAGATATAGGTAATTTATAATATGGTTTTGGATCCAGAAGAATTTGATTAAATCTATCTTCAATTCTTTCAGCAATATTATTTAGTGTATAAGTATTTTCTGTATGAAGATCTAAATGTATAAATAAAGGGTAGTTTATATAACTTGCATCTAGATTTCTGAATGCAAATTCCTTTATTTTAATAAAAGCTTCATCTAGAGATAAAGTATTTAAACTAGTGATAGTCTTATTACCGCCTTCAGCAGTAGCAATAACTGGTTGACTTTCTAATGAAACATCTGCTTGACATATAGGTATTTCAATGAATCTAGCTCCTGCTTTCAAAGTTTCTATAATAGAATCTATACTTATATAATCATAATGTAAATTACCTAAAATTGGAGTTTGAAAACTAGAGGCAATATAATAATCACATAATTTATATTGATAATCATTTTCTAGTTCATAACAGGTATCTAAATTTGTTAATTTAATTTGTTTTTGATGTTCCTTTAAAGCCTCTGTATTTTTAGATCTACTGAAAAAAGTGTTTTTGTATAGCAAAAATAACATAACTAAAAAAATTGGAACTACAAAAGCTAAATAATATTTAATTTCTTGTTGTGTAAATTTCATTCCTAATTATTATTTGATGAGAAAGTATTTTTACTTATTTTTCCAAGTTTGTTGACAATGATTACATTTATAAAGATAAGTCATTGTATCAGAGTCAATTTGAATATATTTTACATCATTAGTAATTGATTCCTTAACTGATTCACATTCAGTATTTGGACATTGTAGATTATTAATTCTTGGAAGTGTTGGATCTAAGTCTAAAAATGGTATAACATTAGCATCTATTTTAGAAGATACAACACCTTTTTTATTGTAATACACACATTTATTAGTCTCTTTATTCTTTATCTTAAGATCTTCAGAGTAAGAGCAATTATTACAAAAATAAGATACTAAATTATTAGGATTATCAGTAGTATCTATATCAGCAATTTTTGTAATTAATAGGTTTTCACAATCTGGACAAAATTTCATCTTTAATTATATAATTTATTAGATTATTTATAAATTATTTAATTCAATTTAATTTTAATTTGATATTTCAATTTTAATTATTTTTATTACTAAAAAAAATATGTTTGTATTATATAAAATGCCAAGAAAATCTGCGTCCAAAAAACAAAGAGGAGGTTCTTTAGCCTCTGATAGAGTTATGAAAAATCTTAATACTGCTGCAGTTACTCATGACTATGTAGTTTCTCCAAGAATTAGAACTAAATCTAACTTAGGTAATACTAATACTTACCAATTAACAGGTGGTGCATGCGGTGCCTGTGGTGGTCATAAACATGTTGAGGGTTTTAGAGGTTGTGGCGCTACTGCTCCAACTCAAGTTGGTGGTTCTAATTGTCATAAAAAAGAAGAATTTGGTAATTGTGGAGGTTCTACTGCTCCAACTCAAGTTGGTGGTTCTAATTGTCATAAAAAAGAAGAATTTGGTAATTGTAAATACCAAGATGGTGGTAGGAGAGGAAGAAACAGTATAAAAAAATCTTCACAGAGATCATCCAGAAAAAGAAATAGTAAAGTAAGAAGATTAGCACAAAGATCATTAAGAAGAAAAAGTAATAAAGTAAGAAGATCAGCACAAAGATCATCAAGAAGAAAAAGTAATAAAGTAAGAAGATCAGCACAAAGATCATCAAGAAGAAGAAATAAACAAAAAGGAGGAGGAAGTGCTTGGATGGCCTCACAATATTCTCTTTCATTAGCTGATAAATCACATGCTAGAACTCCAAGTTTCAGTCATAGTAAAGCAACTCCAAAATCTGTATTATTAAACCCACCAAATATGGGATTAGCCGGTAGTGGTATGGGAGATTTATATTCTCCATTTGCACCTGCTCAATAAATTATATTCAAAATGAATTATTATAAGTAAAAAAGTTTTTAAATTTTTTGAATTAAATTATTTGAATTAAATTAGTTAACTCAATTAAAATAAAAAAGTTAATAAATAAGATAAATATTTAATTATAAACAGTAACTTATTGTTTCCATTTATTACCACAATTTAGACAAGTAATGAATGTTGTCATAGGTTCATCCGCACTTCTAGTTTGTACTTGTACAAAAATAGTTTTACGTGTTTTACATCTATGGCATTTAAACTGATCCGTTGCAGTTCCTTGGAGTTCATTCTTAAGAATTTCTTCAATCTTAATCTTTTCATCAATAATATCTTGCCATTTCTTTGGAAATAATTCATAAAATTCCATAAAAGCAATTTGATAACAATCAATTGATTTGTCTTTAATTTTATTCAATAAATAATCATTACCAATATAATTATTGGTTACTAAATTACTAAAAATTGTTCTACTTTTATTAATATAAATATCTTTAAATTCGACTGAATCCCAAGTTGGCATAAAATAACTTTCTTCACATCTTGTTATTGAATAATTATAAATACCTTGCTCCATAGTTCTAATACATTTTTGAGCAACTGGAATTTTTGATAATATTTTTATATTGTTTTGTCTAATTTCATGTAATGATTTTATTGTAGTTAATTTATTTTCTTCTTCCATTTCTAAAATATTGGTTAATACACTGAAGTTATTCTTAAAATTATTATAAGATTTAGTCTTTTTCTTCTTTTTTTCAACAGGTTCATTTACTGAGTTTGTTAATGAATCTGATAAACCAGTTGAAATTATACTATTAGTTAAGTTTAAATTATAATTATTTTCTAATTCCTCATCAAATTCATCACCATCTTCATTATCTAAATCATCATCTAATTCATCTATATCTTCATCGAGTTCATTATCATTATCATCATTATCGTTCTCTTCCAAATAGATATCTCCATCTCCTTCTACATCAAGATCATCAATATCAATATCAACATCTTCTACTATATCATTAGTATTATTTGTTTTATTTTGAGTTTGTTTAACATTTGTATCTTCGTCATCTGTAAATTCAATATCAGAGCATTCAATATCGGAACATTCAATATCTAATTCAATATCAGTATTTTCATCTGTATTATCTAAAATATTTAGAGCACTTGATACATTATCAGGAGCACTTGATACATTATCAGGAGCACTTGATACATTATCAGGAGCACTTGATACATTATCAGGAGCACTTGATACATTATCAGGAGCACTTGATACATTATCAGGAACACTTGATACATTATCTATTAATCTTGGTTCAATTATTGTATCTTGGTGTTTATAAGATTGTAAAATATCTTCTAAATCTTTATTAAAACAATCAAGATCAAAGCATTCAAAATAATATGTCTTTTTAATCTGTTTAAATATCATAATATCGCCCATAATTTTATCCTTTTCTAAAAGTTTAGGAATATATTGATTTTTATTTTTTTTGCGATTTTTAACATTATAAAATGTATAAATATGATCTTCAAAATCAATAGACTTTAATAGAACTACATCATTTTTATATTTATCTTTAATCTGAGTTTCTAACTTATCACTTAAAAATTGTGTATTTGATTTATTCTTCCTATAATGTGTTACATTTTGTTTCTGATACAATAAATTTGATGTACCAATATTAATTTTATTATTGTTATTAATTAAAACAAATTCTATTTCAATATTAGTCATAATAATTTACAAAATTAATTTATTAACTTTAAATAATTTTCAATTTTAATTATAAATAGTTATTTAATGATTTTTTAAGTTAATAATTTAACGATGAATAACTATTATCATATTAGTAAATTACCAAAATTAGATACTTTTAATAAAATACAAATAAGTTATTTAAATAAGAAATTATTTCAGAAAGATTTTATAATTATAAATAAAAATCTAATTTTCAATAAAGATTTTGTATCATTAATAACTTCTTATTTTGGTATACAACCCCAAATTTATGGACAAATAAAATATCATATGCTTCATAAAGAATTATTTTTAAACATACCGTTCAAAAAGGAGTCAATAAATAGTAATATTTCTCATATTCTAAATCATAATTTAGTAGAAAGTAAAAATTACTTTATTGATGATAATGAAACACAATTACAATCTAATAGATTTAATTGTTATCAAAAAACTATAATTAATAGTGAAACTTTTCAAAATAAATTAATAAATTATTATCAAGAAAACAATGAAAAGTTATTTGATATTTCAAAAGAATATTTTAACATAAATAAAAATCTAGTATTTGAATGGGAACTATTACCTTATCTCAAATTATTTATTATTATTGATATTAATAAAGGAAATATTAATAATAATTGTAATATTTTTATAGAAGTAACTAAATTAGAAAAAAATAAACTCATTAAAGATAATGCTAAATTGATTGATGAAACAATTCATAATTTTGATAAACTATTCAATCATACTTATAATATTATTGAATTATAATATTGTTGAATTATAATATTGTTTTATTATTTTTGATATTTTCTAAATAAATATTTTCTAATCATACATAAATGGAGAAACTTAACTATTTTATAATATTTGTCTTATTAGGTTTGGCTATTACATGCCTTTATTTCTCAACTAATAAAAAATCTGGATTTCAAAATCCACAAAAATATAATTATTATCCTGTAAATACAGAATCTAATGATTATAAATCAATTAATGATATGATTCAATTACCAAATAAAGATCCTGCTATGCAGACAGATTCATTAGTTGTTCCTACCTATTCACAAGAAAACTATATTCCATCACCAAATAATCAAGTTCTTAATATCCAACAAATGGAAAAATTAAGTAAAGAACAACCAGAAGAACATAGAAAACAAACTAAAATGGAAGTATTAAACTTATGTTATCAAGATGTGATTAATGATTCTATTAATGTAAAACAAGCACCAAAAAATATGTACATTACACCATAATTTTTTAATATTATTTTTTTTATTAAATTTTGAGTATTAACTTTTATTATTAATTTTTTATTATTTTATATAACTCTATTTATGAATAAGAAAACAAAAAAAAAGGATTAAAAATGGATGTTAAATTTTTTTTTAAAATGTTTATTAATTCATACAAATACGATATTTGATATTATTACCAGTAGTAGGATTGGTATATTCAATCTTACATACTTGTTTTGGTCTTAAACCAATATATTTTGCTTGCTCATCGAATCTTTTAATAACAGGTAAATTCTTTAAATTAGACACATTAAATCGTTTCATCATTTCAATTGTTTCGGTTTTATCTAAAACTGTATGTTTACCAATAAATACGTGTTTACTTACATTAAATAAGAAATTTTCAAGACCAAAGAACTGTACGAAATAACCTTTAGTAACATAAAGTGATTTGACATATTCCTCATCAGTTTTGTCTTTCACACCAGGTTTAATGCAGACACGAGAAATATTTAAGATGATAAGAGTATCATCTTTTTTAAGATGATTTGTATATATTTCGTTAATTTGACTATTCAAGTTTTCAGTCTTTTTAAACTTGTCTTCTAATCTATATTTTACGAAGATTGATTCTCCTGATTTTTTGGTAAGATGAATATCAAGTGGTCCTTTTTGACCATTCATTTCAAATTTATTCATTTGATTAGCTTGAACCATACTCATCATTTCCTGTTGAGTATAATTTTTTAATTCATCTACATTAAAACCTCTATCTTCTAACATTTCTAGAATGTGTTTTCTAGATTTAAAAATGTACTTAAAAATTAGATATGTTTGAGAATTTGAATTTGATGCCATACTTATTAATTATATAATATATAAGTTTTTAAATAATAAATAAAAATATTTAAAAGGAATATTTCTAAAATCAATTTTAGATTTAGATACAAATCTAGATACAAATCTAGAATGGACTTGGTATCTTACTTGTAATTACACCATCTTCTGAACTTATGTTATTTAAATTTGGATTAGTTTCTACCTCATTATCAAATGAGATAGATTTTGTTCTTTTTTTACCACTTGAAGCTAATAAATCAGTCATAGTTTCAGGTTTTGGATTATTAGTATTTACATTTAAATCTATAGTAACTGTTTTAACCTCCGAATTTTGAGGTGATCCTTGGTTAGATGATACTGATTGACTTTGTATAGATGGTGGAATTAATCTATTTATTTCACTATTAATATTAGTTTGTTTTTGTCTAATTATATTAGATTCTGAACTTAAATTTTGACTTGGAGTTAATTCTATTTCTGGTAATTCTTCAAATCTTGGTGAACTAATACCATTAGAAACTTGTTGAGAATTTGCTACATTCATCCCATTAAATAGTTGATTATTAGATGATATATCTGGATTCAATACAGGTCGTGTTGTAGGAGTTTTAAATAACTCCCCAGTTTCAATTGGTTCATTTGGCATTGATATGCCTTCATTATTTTGTGGTTCTCCAGAAACTACCATTGCCTCTGTATTATTATGAGTTATTCCTTCTTTTGGGCTTTCAAATTCTTCATCTTTTACTTCTTCTTCCATTCCTTCATTTTCAGTATCAGTTTCTTCTTCATCTTCATCTCCAGAGGTTATATCATTAACAAATACTACTTCTTCATCTTCTTCATCTACATCATCTCCACCACCTTTAAATTCTGATTCATTTAATATTTCTTCAGGATTTTGAATCTCATCATCTTCCTCCATAAATAATTCATCACCTACTAATTCGGATTCTTCAACATTTAATTCATCAAAATCATCATCTGATAATGATTCCATTTGAATAAATGATTCATCAATATCCATTTTTTGGTTTCCATCTTGTCCAAATAATAAACCTAATTTAGATACTTTAATAAATACTCTTTGACATAAACCTTGTAACTCTTGAATCAATAATTTAAAAGTGTATGGAACAATAATCTTAGAAAATTCTAATTGCTCTTGTTTTATAGTATTAATTCCTAAAATATTAATATCTCCTCTTTGTGAACCTGCCTCTAATTGGTAACTTAACGGTCCATCAGTGCTTGGATCAAAATATATCTTTTCATATGGATTAGCAATACTAAGTTCTCCAGTTTTTCTACTAACATATACATCATATTTATCACATCTCTCAATCATACTTTCTTTTAAGAAACCCATAGCACCATGAGAAATAATAGCGTCACGTTCCATCTCTCCAATTCTTAAACCACCACCATTAGCTCTACCTGGTACTACTTGTCTTTCTTTAAATGTGTAAGCCCCTCCAGGAACTGGTATATTATTTTCATCACGATTACCTGCAATTCTTGTATTAATTTTATCACTGACCATATATTTAAGACGTTGATAATACATTACACCGGAGAAAATTTTAACATTTAATTGTTCTCCTGTATATCCATTATATAATACTCTATCTCCAGAATCTGTTAAACCTAATTTAAGTAAAACATCAGATATTTGAGATGGATTCATTGGTTCTAATGGAGAACCTAAACCAAATATTCCTAAATCTACTGCTAAATTACCGAATAAAAGTTCAATAAATTGAGAAACAGTCATACGTTTTGGATAAGCATATGGTGATAATAAAATATCTGGAATGATACCATCTTCAGTATAAGGCATATCTTGTTTATCTAATAAAATACCGAATGTACCTTTTTGAGCACATCTTGAAGCAAATTTATCTCCTATTTCTGGTATTCTATATTGTACTGTTCTTACTTTAACCATTCTATCACCGTTGGCATTAGTTTGACAACTGAATACTTTGTCTACAACACTTCTAACATTATCTTTTTTAACACTTTTACTCATATCACGAACTTCCTCTTCTCCAGCTCCATTAACATATTTTAGTTTTTTCCCAATCATTACTTCTCCACCTTTTAAATAAGTTCCCTCTTTAATAAAACCATTTCTATCTAAATGTTTATATTCTTCGAAGTGACTCATTTGTCTACTATCAGCTAAACCTTCAACATCTTCATCACCAATTTCCTGATTTTCTTGATCTTTGGTTTCATATAAAGGATTATAAAATGTTTCACTAATTCCTTGTTTTGTATCAATCTTTTCAGATTCTTGATACATTTTGAAATAACTAGAATTAAATAACCCCATATCTAAACTTGATTTATTACCAATAATAGCATCATCACAATTGTAACCATTGTATTGACAAATAGCAACAACAATATTTTGACCAGTAGCCATTTTATCATTATTGAAAGCCTTATGAAGACGCCCAAGTACTAATGGTTTATTAGGATAATGAAGTAAATGGTTACTTGTATCAATACGATTTCTATAATTAGAAGCATATGTTCCTGCACCTTGCTTAATTTGTTTACTAGCGAAAATAAATCTTGGTCCTTGTTCATTTTGAACAAAAGGAACTAAACTAGCACATACACCTAACATCATACTAGCATGTAATTCAGCATGAGTATATTTTAATTTGTTGTCCAAAGAAAGAGATAATTTTTCACTAACTAGAATAGAATCGAATTCTTTAGTATCTAAGTATTCAATTACTCCTTGATTGTTTTTTAAAGATTCGACAACTGAATCATTATTCTCATTAATTCCTATCTCATCTAATTTAACTTCATCATTTAAAAAATAATCATATTCATTATCCCTTTTACTAAAGCCTGTTAAAAGATTAGTAAAAGTTACATTATTTTGATTAATATCTTCAAGATGTTTTGGTTGAATTAAGAAATCATTATCTTCAATAATGTATAATGGTTTAACTAATCTACCATTATCAGTATATATTACTACTTCTTTATTGATAATGTCCCATGTTATACTATTAAAAATATTAATTAATCCATTTCTTCTATATAATCTAAACATTTCTACTAAAAGATTTGGATTATTGTGGACACCAACAATGTTTCCATTAATTAAAATTTTTGTTTTATTAACCAAATCAATTGGTTGTACATCTGTTATTTCAATCATTCCATATTTACCCAAGAATTTTAATATAGGATCAATTGACATACCAAATGTAATATGTGCCAATACAGATAAAGCTTTTCTTAAACCTACATTTTGACCTTCTGGAGTTTCTGCTGGACAAATGCTTCCATATTGTGTAACATGTAATCTACGTCTATTAAGAGTGACTTCAGATCCGCTTCCTGGATCGGTAATACGTCTTAAATGTGATAATGTACCAATATAGTTGACCCTTTCCATAGATTGAACAACACCTTGTTTAGTACCAATAGAACCCTTTTTAAGACTACCCATAAATACCTCTTGGAACTTATTAGCACTAAATACATTATAATAGTTGCTATCATTTATAATGTATGGAAATTTGTCTCCTGAGTATTCTTTACTATTGAATTCATGAATTCTACCTATTTCAACTCTTGCAGTATATTGAACTTGTAAAAGTGCGTCTCTAAACAGTGTTGACAACATAAAACCAGAAATATCAATTCTCTTATTTATAAAATTATCTTTATTAGTTTCTTCTTCTAAACCTAGTTTTAATAAAAGTAATTTACGAGTCATATATCCTAAAAATACTGCTTTACTCTTAAAATTGTCTCCACAATGAGGAAGTAAATTTTCTCTTAAAGCATGGTATAAGAAACTTAAACGTCCTACTTTATTACTACTAATCTCACTAAACTTTTCTTTACTTTCTGTAATTGCTCTTGATGGTAATTTTTCTAAATACGCTTCAGCACTAGTAGTATCATAAAGTTCCTGTTCTACAATATAAGGATCTATTACACTAGCTTGTAATAAACTCATTATCTTTTTACCTAATGGAGACTCTAAGTCACCAATAATATATTCCATAATTTCTTTATCAGTTTCAATACCTAATACTCTAAACATGACAAAAAGTGGTACATCACGTCCATAAACTTCTTGCAAGAAAGGATTTTTTTGACCAAGACGGACAGTAATAGCACCTTTATGTTCAAGTTGTACCTTATTTGTTCTGGCTGTTGTAAATGCTTCAGCACTAACTGATTTTATTTCTGCTACATGAGAGAATTTAAGATTTGGATTTGTTATTTCTGATAAAAATATAGTATTTTCTGCTTTTCTTTCTTGAGACATAATTACTTTTTCACGACCATCAATTATAATATATCCTCCTGGATCATATCTACATTCACCTACTTGACCTAATGTTTCATTATTTAATTTGTTTAAAATACACATATTTGAGTGTAAAATAATAGGAATTTTTCCTAAATACATATTTTTACAGAATGAATCATCATAAATTGGCTGTTTATCAAGTACTTTAGTATCTCCTTTATTAATTGAAAAAAATATATCTATATCGTAAAATACGTCAAACCCATATGTTAAATTTTTTAATCTGGCTTCATTTGGATACATTTGCTTCATTGTTTTAGTTGCATGATCCATAATTGTTGGCTTAGAAAATCTATATTTATTACCTTCTATTCCTCCATAATAAATATCAATTGTATATCTAACACTACTATCTTCTTTATCATATCTAATTACTTCTTGATGGTTTAAATTCTTAAATACTAGTGGAATTTTGTTATCAACAAAATCATTATAACTATCTACATGATGTCTAACAATATAATTAGGTATATCTCTAAAATAAGAATCTATAATATTCCAAGTATCGTTTTCTAAATTCATTTTATAATAAATATATATAAAATATATAACTTTTTTTTTTAAATAAAATTAAATGATCTAAAAAATATAATTTGTATTTCAAAAATTGAAAAAAATTTAAAGTTTTTATATTATAGTATAAATTACTTAATTAAAGTTCATAAATATGAGTTTTAATATTTTTGAACAATATTATGAAAAAATTATTTGTATGAATAAGCAGGAGTTTGATCATTTTATAATTTCTATTAGTGATCCTGAACTACTTCTTAATATTATAATTAACTTTATTAGAATTAAAGAAACTCATAAAAGTTTAGATACTAATCACAAAGATAGTATAAATAAAACTAAAATTGGTGTTAGAAAAAAGAAAAAGATTATTGATTATATTAATAGTAGTTCAATGGCAGTTATGATTAAACGATTAACAGAAATGGAGTATCACTGTAGTGTATTAACTATTATGAGTATTATTAGTAAAATTGTGATTATTAAAAATTGTCTAATATATTCATTACTAAATTATAGTTATATGTTAGATGATATTAAAGTTAGTACTCTACTAGTTGAGGAATCTTTTAATTTAATTAATAAACATAAACTTTGGATTAATGATGATAACATTCATTTTATTGAAAAGGTTATTATTGATTATTCAACTCATTTTATTAATCCAAATAAAATTATTAAGATTTCAAGTCATCTTATTAATTTGAATTTTAGTAATATAAGTATATTTGAAAACGAATCTTCAATAATTAATTCAACGTATAACAATAATTTACAAATTTTATATGATATGATTAATAGTTCTCATAAAAATAAACAAATCAAATATTTTAAAAGTTTAGATACCTTTTTAAGTCAAGATAAAATAAATCATATAGTAGATGGACATAATATCTTTTATGACACCACTGAAAAAAAGGAAGAAGGTTTAACAGATAACCAAAAATATGTATGGTACGATTATCATATGATTAATATGGATAAATTAGAATACTTTATTAAAAAATATAAAAATGAGCATGTTGTTTTAGTATTTTATCAAAGTCATCAAGAAGTATTAAATGATATTAGACTAAAATATGAATCAGATCCTGAATTTGATATTAAATTTCTATTTACTAAAAAAGGAATAGATGATGACCGTATATCTATTTATCTTTGGTTAAAAAATATAAATAATATTCTTCATACTTATGACCAGTTTCATGATCATGTGAAACATTTTGCTAATGATATATACTGGTATTCGCTATGGAGATATCATTTTGAAAAACAAGTTATAGCATTTTAAATTTTAAATAAATTTTATTAATATTTTTAAATTTATATTATTTTTTTATTGGTTTCTTAGTTTTTTGTGTAGATTTTGATTTTTGTGTAGATTTTGATTTTTGTGTAGATTTTGATTTTTGTGTAGATTTTGATTTTTGTGTAGATTTTGATTTTTTAGTTAATTCTTTTTTATCAAGATATTTATTAACTATTTTAGTAAATAATGTACTTTTTTTTAAATTTTTTATTTGTCCAGTGGCAGATACATATGAAGTTTTAATACCATACTCTTTTGCCATAGCTATTATCTCATCATCAGAATAAGAATAGTAATTATAATTCATTACACAATTAGCACTTCTGGGATTAAGCATAGCAATAAACTTATTTTTTTGTTTTTGAGTTTTATGAAGTCCCATCTTTCTTCGTATACCTCCAAAACACACTGCATAATGATTTAATTTTTTACCTGTTTTAGGATTTTTTTTTGGTATAGATTTTCCAATTTTAGGACGAACTTTCATTAAACAATGACAATATTTTCTTTGTAATTTTGTTAATTTACTACTTGTATGAAAAAACTGTTTTCTTTTTTTATCCTTTTGACTTTCAAAAATACTATTATTATTATTTATAATTCTATTATTATTATTTTGATTATTTATCTGGACATTACTTTTTTGTTTATTTATTTTAGTTCTTTTACTAGTAACCATTAATAATGTATTAGAAATTAGTAAACCTTTTATAAGTACTAATTAATTTAAAAAAATTAAAACATATCTTTTAAAAACAATACGAACTCAAACTCATTGTCTTTTTCAAAAAAATTCCAATCAATATTCATACGTGAACACATTGTGTCAATCAGTTCTAATCCTACCATATTACTCTTTTTACTACCCTTATATTCAGACTTCTTATTTTTTACTGATAATTTAAATGCTGGAGTTGTATGTATTGTATATTCATCATTAAAGAATCGTTCTAATACAATATAAATCTCTTGACTATGTTGATGAGCATTTTTTAATAAATTATCTAATATTACTTTTAAATATACCTTGTTAAACTTCAATTTAAATTTATTACAATTAACTTTGAATTGTAGATTTATATGTATTTGATAATTAGATTCAAATTTGGTTTTAATATGCTTTAAAAAATCACATAAATTTACTTTATTATATTGATTATGATTAAGAGTATATAAAATATTTTCTGATAATTTACTACACTGTTGTACTTGATCTAAAATTATTGATGTCATTCTTTGACAGGATTCTTCTTCTGGTTCTATTAGTTCAGCACAATTATTTATTATATTAAGTGGATTTAAAATTTCATGAACAAAGAATTTTAAGTTTCTTTCATAAATATAATTACTTTTTATCTGATCAATACAATTATTAATTGTTTCTGATGAATCTATATTATTTGTTTTATTTGTCTCATAATTTAAAGACATTATTATCTCTTTAATATTTTTTTAGATTTTTTTTATAATTTTAATATTTAAGATTTAAGATTCATTGTTTTTACATGTTCTATAAAAAATAAAAAATATTATAAAATAAGATTAAATTTATTTTTTATTAATTATTAAAACTTTATTAAAACTTTATTAAAATATTATTTTACTTATTTCAATTTAATCTAATTAAATATCATCTATTTCATCTTTTTCGTTGAGTTCATCATCTGAAAATGATGGCATTCCACTATATATACTTTGATATGATCCTTTTTCAAAACGTTGTTTTTCATTTTTTATTTTTACTGTTGTATCTTCATCAGAGTTATCAGAATCATCATCATTACCAAAATTAAAGTAAGCTTCAGCATTATCTTCTCCTTGACTAGAAGATTTATCGATATTTTGAAGTAGATTAGGATGAAGTGTTACTTCTTTTTTTAATTTATTTACTTCATCAAACGAATATTTATAAACAATGTCTACCTTATCTATTTGAAAATCCCGAGGTGCTACAATAACTAAATCACCATTTCTGAGTCTAGTTCTTTTTCTAATTGAACCTCTAATAATTCCCAAAGCAGAAACTTCTTGATCAACTAACTTACCAGATTCATCAGGAATCTTACCAAAATAAGATATTTGACCACGATGACTACCATAGTAATTAGTACACACACCATACCACTGACCTTCAGTAGCATATTCAAGTTTTTTTTCTTGACGAAGAGCTGAGTTTTTACCCTTCTTAGCACGATTTCCTCCTTTTAAATTCTTAGGCATCTTAAAATAATAGTTGTTTAATAACTTTAATATATATTAATTATAAAAATACTAAAATTAAATCAATTTTATAATAACTAAAAATATTAACTTAACTTAACTTAATTTAGTTTAAATTAAATCAAATCAAATTAAATTTAGTCAATTTAGTCAATTTAGTCAATTTAGTCAAATTTATATTTCAAAAGGAAATAATTTTTCTTTATTCATTTTACATATTTTTCCTTGATGTAATACTCTATATGTATAATAATTAACAATAATGTATACTATACCAAAAAAGAATGCAAATATAGCACTAGCAATTCTAGTTCCTAATGGTTTACCCACATTACAATTTAATGATATAGATAGAGCAATGAAATTAAATGATAGGAACAAGAACATTATACCGTATTTTAAAACTAGTGACATGTATTTTTGAGAATAAGTAGTATATTTATCTGTAAATCCTTCATAATTTCTTTCATGGAGAGGAATATAATATCCATCTTCATCATTTCCATCATATCCATCATTAACAGATACTCTTAAAAATTCTACTAAATCTTCAGCTTTTCTTTTTTCTTTTTTTTCAGCAGCTAATAATTCTTCTCTTTTTGCTTTTTCAGCTGATCTTTTTAATTTTGTTTGTTGTTTTTCATATAATTCTTCAATATTTTCATCCTCACTACTAACCATATTAATTATGAATTAGATAATATTAATTATTAGATATTATTAATTATAAAAAAACAAAAACATAATATTTTAGATAAGATACTAATATTAAAAATATTAATACAAGAAATAAACTTAAACCTTTTCTAGTATATTGTTTGGATCACAGTTATATTTGATGTTATTATTATTTTGAACTACAGGATTAGAAAATTCGCCAACTTGAATCATGTCTTGATAAATTTTACAATACTCATTATATTCTGGATGATCAGATTTATGTGCTCCTTTTGCTTTTAGTTCATTTAATTTTTCAAATTTTTGAAAGATAGGAGTATCCAAATATAAATTGTCTTTAATTTCTGAAATAATTCTTGGATTATTAAAGATTTCTTTTAATACTTCTCTATTATCTTGATATTTTTCTTTATTTAAACCATAATAATATCTACTTGGACTCAAAAATATTCTGGACATTAAAGGTAGATTATTAATTACTCTATTAATAATTATTTTATTTTCATTAATAAGTCTATTAATACAATAATCTGTTAATACTGAACTGGTTTCATTAGATTGTTCAGTCCACTTCAAAGAATATGCCAGATATAAATTAGATAAAACATCTGCCATATCTCCAGAAATGGACTGATTACTTTTTATTTTACCACCTAATAAAGCAACAAAATTACTTAAATTAGCAAAAATAACTGTTTGATATCTGAGATTAGTTTCAAATGGAACAAAAACACTCATATAACATCCAATAAAATGTTTTACCATATCAAACATACTCGATTTAAATTGTTTATAATCATCATTCAATATGCTCTCATAAACTGGAAAAATATATGGATGACTCTTATTTAATCCTTGACCAAAAATAATTAGATTCTTAGTAAGAGTATTACTACCTTCAACAGTAATACCAACTGGTGCTGCTCTATAAAATTTTTCAATAAAATTATTATCTCCCAAACAAATAGCACTACCAGCATAAATATCCATAGCATTATTAATTACAGTTCTACCTCGTTCAGTAGTTTGTTGTTTCATAATAGCAGAAATAACTGCTGGTTTTTGTCCATCATCCAGAATAGTATTAGTATAATTAATTGATGATTGAATAATCCAAGTATTAAATATCATATCAAGAAACTTATTTGATACAGCTTCCATATCTCTTAATGGTCTTCTAAATTGTGTTCGATGTTGAATATATGAATATATTCCATAAGTACATGCTTTTGATGAAGCATTAGCAGTTGCTGGAAGACTAATACCTCTACCAGCAGCTAAACATTCCATTAACATTTTCCAACCGTTACCTATTTGTTGTTGACCTCCAATAATTTGATCAAATGAAATATCAATTTCACCTTTAATTGTTCCATTTGGAAATCCAACTTCTAACGGATTGTGATGAGTTTCTAGTCTTAAATTAGGATGTCCTTTCTCAACCAAAGCTACACATACTCCAAGTTTACAATTAGTTTGATGTTTGGCTAATAAATCATCTGGATCTGTTAATTCAAATGCAATTCCACATAGAGAAGCAACAGGTGCTAAAGTAATATATCTTTTATTTAAATTTACTCTAATTTTTAATTTTCCATTTTCTTCAATTAAAACTCCTTTGTCTATACTTCCAGTAGCATCACTACCATTATTAGGTCCGGTTAAACCAAAACAAGGTATTAAAGAACCGTCCGCTAATTTTGGTAAATATTCTTTCTTTTGTTCTTCAGTTCCATAATGAGTCAAAAGTTCTCCAGGACCTAAAGAGTTTGGAACCATAACTACTACTCCTAAAGCAGGATTTACTGAAGATATTTTAGTCAAGAGATTAGATGACTGATGGGTAGTAAGTCTATTACCTCCATATTCTTTATCAATAATTAGTGATAATAAACCACTATTTCCAACATCATTAATAATATTCATACTATCTTTATTAGGAAATACATGTGAAAATTTATATTTGTCTAAAAGTTGTATGGCCTTTTGATTCATTTTAGAATATTCATTTTCTGATTGAACTTGAACAGGATGTTGTTTTAATTCGCTTTTGGATAAAGTATCAGGTAAAACTACATAACCATCAAAAATAGATCTATCAGTATAAACAGTACCACTTCTTAATGCAAGAAGTTCAGTTTCTGATAATTTAGGTACAATTTTTTTAATTCTATTAAATATTGGTCTAAGCATATTTAAGATTTATAAATATAAATCAATTAACATATTATTTTAAAATTAAAAAAACAAATTGTGGATTAATTCTGATATAAACATTTTATAATACTATTTTACTACAAAATTATTTTTAATTACTAAACATTTCATTAGCTAAACCACCCATTACCTTAATTATTTCTATGTTTTCAGCATATACATAAATATTATAACTATACCCATTAGTTTCATTTAAAAATAATCGTAAATCTTTATTAATTATCGTTGACATATTACAAGCTCCATATGGTTGGTTACTACCATTATTTAAATTGAACGAATATGTATATATTCCTTCTTCTGGAATAGAGTTATTAGATTCATAATTTGTTATTAAATTATAAAATCTATTATCTTTACCATCAATATTTGATGGTGTAAATGATGTATAATCTCTACTATTACCATTAGTAATTTTATTAGCATTAAGTCTTAATTCAGCAGATTTTAATAATGATTTTGTTTTATAGTGTTTTATATTATTATCATCAAAAGTAATAGCACCTTGATCATAATATACAGAAGTATAATTTTCAGAGTAAAATGGACTACTTGGTATTGGCCAATTAGTAAAATTACTCCAAAGATTTTTTTCCTCAAAATCACTTCTTCTTATTATAAAATGTAATTGTGTTATTGGTTTATTTAAATCTTTTAAATTCAATTGAAAGTTAGTTTCATTAACAGTTTCACTATGTACTCTTTGTACCTGATGAGATAAGTATTCTAAAGAGTTTATGGCAAATCTTTTTCTTTCTTCAGCATCTAAGAAAATATGTTTAATTTCTAATGTAGGATTGATATTTAATGATGTTGAAGAATCTGATGTGGTTAAAAATTTTCCTATTTTATGATTAATTGTATTAGGTCTAATTCTTAAATTTGGTGTTCCACCATTTAATACTGTATATAATTCTTGTAAAGGTCTTAATGTTAAATTTATTTTGATATCTTCATATTGAACCCCAATTAATGGGAATGCATTAGCAATATTTAAATTAAACCAGAATCTTAATGGAACATAAATTTTGCGTCCTATAATACTAGGATAAGACTTTCTAGTTACAGTTGTAGATCCTGGATATCCTCCATGTCCTTCAACACTTGCTGGATCATACATATCAGTTGTATGACCTATCATTTTATAATATCCATCTTTTTGTTCTTTATTCAAATTTAATTCACTCCAAATATGTAAATATTCACCATACTGTCTATCTAATGTTAAATTCGAACCTACTTGAAATGATACATCTTTGATAATATATTCACCTATTCTTTGAATCCATTGGAAATCTAAACTAGATCTAGAATAAATATCAGGTAATTCAAAACAAAAATATATTTTATTCATCAAATCAGAATCACGTTTAATTTTAAATGTAATACTAGTATCTTGATCATCAGTTAATTCTGCTGATTTTTCAGGTAACAAATTAATATATTCATAAGCAAAATTAGTATATCTTTTGTAAACAGATTTAAAATATGATATTTGTGGATTAAAAGTTAAAAAAGCCATACGGTCGGCATAACCATTTTTTATTTGTATTAAAGCACCTGCTGTCATATTTTTCTTATATTATATAATTAATGATAAATTTAAATTGATAATTATTATTTATTTTTGTTATTTATTTTTGTTATTTATTTTTGTTATTTATTTTTGTTATTTATTTTTGTTATTTATTTTTGTTATTTATTTTTGTTATTTATTTATCCTATTCTACTAATTTTAGATGTTTACCTACAACTGATCTTGGTAAAAATATTTCTGTTAATAATAAGTAATTATAGAATATTAAAGCATAATATATATTTCCAAATGATGCAATGCTTATCATTAAAATTACAAACATACATATTAATGATGATGATAACCCAGTTCCAATATTAGTATTATATAATTTATTAGGTAAAATATATGATATTATTGAAACTACTAGAGTAAGTAATATCAAACTTTTTATTTGTTTTTTAGTAAATGGATCTTTAATATAATACCAAAATGATAATGAAACAATTAATAATATAATAATATGTGGGGATAATTCAATAATACTACTCAAGATTGAAGTATCTCTCAATTTACTACATAAACTTAACTCTTTAAGTGAATTATCAGTAGAGTATTGCCATCCAATCATATATCTTTTCATATTTGGATCTTTAGACACTCCAACCCCATGAAATGTCCTAGTTCCCTTAAAAAATATTCCATCTCCAACTTTAAAATTAACTTCATGTTTTTTACTATTTTCATCATTATAAATAAATGGAGGTATATTACCTTCTTTTTTTACCAAGAATAAAGTCCTATAGCAATTATTAGGTTCGGTATCATAATGAGATACAAATTGTGAATCAACGCCTTCATATCTTAATAGTACACATCTGAAACTACTTTCACCGAGATATAATTTTTTACCAGATAACTTTTCTAATTCTGGTATCATACTTCTTCCTATATTATCTAATATTTTTTGAGTATCCTTATCAAAATCATTATAGTATAAAGTACATTTTTTTGAATAATTACCTCCAAATAGTTTAGATAAAATTGGATTTACATTTTGTAAACAGTTATTTTTTGTTATATTTATTGAAGTGATAAAATTTATAGTATTAGTGTCTAATTTATCATATAAAAAATTAATCCATGGTTTTTTAGAAGGGTTATATTGACTTCTTTGACAATGATGTAAAATTCGCCTATGAAAATTTTCGCCCCATAAATTATTTAATCCAGTTATATCAATTAATATAAATAAAATTATTAATACAATTATGTTTTTAGCATTCATTATAATTTAATTTATAATTTGATTTTTTTTGATATTTAATAAATAGATTAATATAATAAATAGATTAATAAAATAAATATATTTATTCTATATAAATGAATTTAAAACATCTTTTAGTTACTGCATTATCATATTTAGTAGTTGATTTACCATGGGTTATGTATGGAGCCAAAGTTTTAAAACTAGATTGGAATAGTGCTGTTGGAATCATTCAAGGTTATCCGATGAAAGCTAAACCTATTGTAGCATTAATAAGTTATTTAATGATTGCTGTTTGTATTTATTATTTTGGAGTTAAGGATAAAGTTAATAATAGTTTAAAAAACCAATTAATGGATTCATTCATGATTGCTTTAGCAGTTTATGGATCTTTTGATTTAATTAATTATGCTATCTTTGAAAAATTACCATTACACGTTGCAATTGCTGATGTAGTTTGGGGAATAATTTCTGTGTCATTAACTGTTTTATTATCAACTTTGGTGATTAGAAAATTAAAATTATAAAAAATTAGAAAAAATAAATAAATTTGTTTTTAGGTATATGTTCAGGTCTGACTCTGAATTGTTTAAAATTTTCGTGTTTTATAATACTTAATGGTACTGCTTTATGACAATTATGAGCTATTTCAATGTATAAATCAAAATCATCTTCATCATTTAAAACGTTATGTCCATCGTCATTGATAGTCCAATCAGAAACCATTAACATTACTTCAGGAAAATCAATTAATCTTTCTTTAATAGTAGATACTAATCTGATCATATCAAAACTAGGATTTGGTTTAATTTTACAATTTTTTAGTGAGGTTCCTTCTGGATAATCATATTGTCCTGATGCTTCTCCCTCTGGATGAAATACATCACTAAATATCCATTTATCTCCTAACTTAAAAGTACCTCTAGCAAAATCAATTATTTTTGTTACTTTATTAAATGTTGGAATTTTATAGTAATTTCTATTAATAAAGAAATATAGAAACTTTTCTTTAGTATTCTGAAACATAATATTACTTGAGTGTAGATCATTATGCACAAAATAAAAATGCTTTTGCGCTACAGCTAATCCAAAAATAACTTGGAATAATATAGAGTACCATTCTATTGTAGTTATAGGATATCCCTCATCTAATAGGTCATCTAGTGTATGATTCATATGTTCCATTAAACATAAATTTATAGGAACATTCTCAAATTTGACAAATCTAGATTTTCTAAATTTATTAAAATCAGATAAAGACATATTATCAAATTCTTCATCAACATTTAATTCTTCAATCTTATCATAATAACTATTGTTTTGTGTATCAGAACTTTCTATTTTTTTCATAGTTTGTATTTCTAAGTTATTAATAAGTTTATTATTAATTTCAACCATATCTGAATTATTACCTAATTCTTTTAACAATGATGAATCTAATTTATTTAAATCTAAATCATTATCTATTATGTCAACTAATTCATCATCGTCTAAATTTAATTCATCAATAAAATCTAATTTATTACTATTACTTGTAATACTATCAATTAAATTTTCCTCATTTAATCTTCCATCTTTATTTTCATTACTATTTTGTTCATTTACTTCTTCATCGTCACTTACTTCTGTTATTTTAGGTTCATCATAATCTGATTCATCTTCAATAGAACCTACGGTATCATTTATTTCATTATTTGAATCATTATTATTTAATAAAAGTTTTTGTAAATTATCAATATCCTCATCATTTAATGAAGAATTAAATGAAGATGATGTGCTGTTATCATCATCTAATTCAATTTCAATAAGTTCTAATTCACCATTGATCTTATTCAAAAACCAAGCTTCATCTTTAATATTATCATATTCTTCATCAATATTATAGTAATAATTATTATCTATACTATTAACACAACCATAATAATAAGGGAATGTAGGACATTTGCCCATTTCTACAAGTTTATTACCAAGATATAAGAATAAAGCTTCAACATGACTAGCATTATTTAAAGAGTTTATTTTATTAACAGTGTTGCTTATATTATTATTTGGTAACATATTACTATTGATATTGTTGTTATCAATATTCATATCATATTGATCTAATATGATTTTTATTGGTTCTAGTAATGGAGATTTTTTTACAAATATCTTTTGAGGATACTCGTTTATTATTTCTTGATCATCCTTTATTTTCTTTTTTTGGACTTTACCTATAATAGAAAATGTATTTTCTAATCCCATATAAATATTTTCATCACTTTCTCCTTTTTGTTCTAAATTATGTGTATTTTTCCTTTTTTTTAAATTATTTAGTTGAATATTTGTGTTATTATCACTATTATCACTTTCATTATCATTATCATTTTCAATATCACTTTCATTATCATTTTCATTGTCACTATCACTATCATTTTCATTGTCACTATCACTATCATTTTCACTATCACTATCATATTGTATTCTACAAAGTATCTCTGTACAAAGATATTTACTATCTATTACCAGATTATTTAAATCTTGATTAGTACTATAATCATCATCTATTCTATACTCTTCTAAAAGATCCTTATATCCTGGATAATATAATTGATTATTATTTAAATTTAGTTGTAGTTCTACTGACTTTAATAATTTATTTTTTTTTTCATTATTTATTTTTGATAAACTTATTTTGTTAAGATCAAATGACATTTAACAAATATCTTGATTAATAATTATTTATTTTAACGAATTATTTTAAAAATTAATAAAATGTAATATTTATTTTGTTATATCAATTTGTTTTATTGAATTTGAGACATTAATTTATTTTATAAGATTAATTTTAATTAATTGTTTAATTTATTTTTTTAAAAATATATTTCTAATATATATAATAAAATGAGTAATAACAGACTTAACCATGATAAAAATAATACTTTAATTAAGAACCAAAGAAATTGTGTATCATTTAATGGTTCTAAACAACTCAATCTCCACTACAAATCAATGGCACATGATGATAAATGTTTTGTTGATATTCACACAAGACAATCATTAGGTCCAGGTAATTATCAAACTGCTAGTCACTTTGACTGTGAGTGTGAAATGCCAACTACAGTTAAAAATGCTACTAACTTACCAATGGTTTATTTCAAAAATGGTCATGATGTTGGTCAATGTGTTGTAGATGATTCAAGCAAATTAAGAGTTGGTCTTACAAAAAAATTTCCAAAATGTCCACAACAACTTTTCACTAGACCATACTTAACTGTACCATATATGGGCAGAGGTTCAGGAGATATGGATTTAGAGTCACAATTACTTCCTGGTGAAGCTACTGCTGCTAAAAGACAATGTAATACTCTTAGTGGTGTTACAATTCCTCATCAATTTACTCCTCTTGTTGATCATTTAGAACACAATGTTCAAAACCCGGTTCATATTGTTGAAGAAGTTGCTGATGATTCATGGGTTCGTGGTGGTGCTCCATCCAGACTTGTTGTCAGAGATGTTGATTATTTAGAAAGATGTGGATATGGGTACATGGATAAAGAAACAAATACTGAATTCTGGAAAAATAAACATTCTTATTTATAAATTTTTAATCAATATTTTTAATCAATATTTTTAATCAATATTTTTAATCAATATTTTTGCTAACATTTTTGTTAATATTTTTGTTAATATTTTTGTTAATATTTTTATTAATATTTTTGTTAATATTTTTGTTAATATTTTTATTAATATTTTTATTTAAAATATAATATCCTTATTTTATTAATATAATAAGATGATAGACATAAATGAATATAAATGGTATTTAATAGGTTTTTTAGTAATTTATGTAGGACTTAATTATTTAAGACTTACTTATAACAAAAAAAATGAAATTAAAAATGAAGGTTTCCAAAATATCTTAAGCAATTTAGGAAATAATGCAGGATATGGAGGCAAATCAGTTAATCCTGTTAGCAATCAGACTGTTCAATTTGACACTAATTACTATTTAAGAGATAAAAAGGAAGGAGTTTTAGTTAGAAAAACTTTAAATGTTATACCAATGAAATGTAATACATATTACCAACCTACTGTTAAATATGATAAAAATAATAAAGAAGTGTTAACATCTACACCTATAACATACCTTGATAAAGTTGTTGAATATTTTAAAAGAAAGGTATATCCTCTAAATACATTAGAAACAGATAGTGGTGTTGAAACTATACATAAGTTAGTAAATGGATATCTAGACGTTGGTTTTATAAATGAGGAAACATTAATTAGATATTATAATAGAAATTGTAAATATTTGAATACATATTTGAATAATTATTATTTGAAAAATAGTGATAATAGTGATAATAAAGATGAAAATACAGATAAAGATAATATTGAAAAAAATAACGATAATGTTTATAAATATAAAAAACTAAATTTTGGAGTTATAGCTACAGCATTTTATCAAGACATGTATCTTTTTGTTCCAATAAATAGTAAAATCAATTATTTCTGGGATTTTTCTAAATATAAAAATCAAGTAATAGGAGTTTATAGAGATAGTTATTATTACTTTAAGAAATTAGTTAGAGCATATATTATTGATAAAACTTTTAAATCAGAAAAAGATTTAAAAATTAAAGTATATGATAAGGTTGAAGTTATGGTAGATGATTTTAATAAAGAGGATATTAACGGTTTCTATATAGTTAGTCATCCTAAAAATGAGGTTTTACTCAATTTAACAAAAGATACAGAAGTTAGATTAATTCATTTACAAAAAAGACTTCAAGACAAAAGTAATAACGAAGAAGATGATGAAAAATATAATGAATTAAGTAATCAAAATGATACTGAACTAGTTGTAAATAATAATGACGATGACGATGACGATGACGATGACGATGACGATGACGATGACGATGACGATGACGATGACGATAACGATGACGATAACGATGATAAAATAGATAGAGAAAATAGACTAAATGCTTTAACAAATGCTGCAATTATTGAACCAAATATGAAGGATAATTTTAACATAATAATTAATAAAGTATTTCAAAGTATAGTTCCAAGAAGTATTAATTTAAACTCATTTTATAAAACTGCTAATCCTTCATCATATATAGAAACTTACTCACTGAAAATGGTATTAGTAATGAGAAATGATGTTGTTGAAAAATATGGTAATATGTTTGTAAATAATTATTTTTGTAACTTAGAAAATATTAAAAATGATATCAATATGAATTACTTTAAAATAGATGTTGATAACTATAATATCATTGATTTTGATTATAAAGATACTATTAGTTTTTACAAGCATAATCTACCAATTCATAAATTAGCAAAACAATATTATATAGATAAAGGATTTATTAAAAAGGTTATTAACAGAAGATCTAAATGGTTATAATCCATTTTAACCCAAAAAGTTTTTGTTTTAGTATATTTATAGTTTACTTATTAGAATAAATCAATGATGTCTTTACCTGTGAAACAATGATCACAAATTGATGTATCTGATTCTTTAATTCTTTCTATGTCTAGATAAAATAAAGATGTAATATCTAACTCCTTTCTTATATTTTCAATTGTATTTGCTCTATTTATAATTAGTTCGTCTTTAGTAGGTATATCAACTCCATAATAGCATGGATATGCAACAGGTGGAGATGGTATAAGTATATGTATTTCTTTTGGTTTATATGTTTTTATATATGTTATTAAATATTTTAAAGTATTACCTCTAACAATGCTATCATCAACTAATACTAATATTTTATTCTTAATTATATTGGTGTCTATATCATATTTATCAATACAAGCTTGGTATCTTTCTTTATCATTGCCACATATAAATGTTCTATATTTATAATTATCTTTCTTTCTTATTAAATTTGTTAATGGTATCTTAAATATAGAAGATAAGGATTCTGCATATTCCATTCCGGTTTCAGGAATACCAGATACTATTATATTATTAGCTAATTTAGATCTTGATTTATTTACAAATAAATCAGAATATAATTTAGACTCTTTTTTATCTAATATTTGATTTATTAACAAATTCATTAATTTATGTCTATATTTGGTTATAGATGTATTGGTATCTGTTAAGATACTTTTAGAATTCATAAAATATATTTTTTCAAATAAACAAAATTTTTGATTTGAACAATTATCTAGTTTGTTATTAGAATTATTTTGATTATTTTCTAAATATTTTAATAGGATTGGTTGATGTCTAGAATGATTTATTTTTAAAATACTATTATATTCTATATTATGCCATTGATTAATAGTAGGATTATTAGTAGCATTATCAGATTGAGAGATTACATTTGTTTCTGAAGATACAATTAAATCTGACACACTATTTTTAAAACTATTAGATTCATCATTATTAGATTCATCATTATTAGTTTCATCATTATTAGTTTCAGTATATATAGATAAAGGTCTATTTCCTAAAGAATCTCTAATGACCCAAGTTGTATCCAAAGTACTAATTATTAAACAAAATGAGGATACTAAATGCTCTAAAATAATTTTAGCAGTTTTATCTAAACTCTGACCTGAATTTAATAAATATTCAAGTAGTAATTTAATTTTTTGAGTATCATTATAATTTTGATTATCTGATTCTGTTATTATAGCATAATGTCTTAATAGATTACTCCAAACAATAGGTCTTATATTCCCATTAAAAGCAAATACAATAGGTGTTTCTTTACACTTTAGTTTATTATCATTAAAATTATTCAAATTTTGATAAACATTTCTAGTATCTAGTAAAACAGGTTGTATTAGTTCTGTCTTATTTTTAGATCCAGATGTTGAATATCTAGTATGACCTAAATATAAGTGTGATTTATTAATGTGACCATTTTGATGATTGTTGTTCTTAACTGTACCAGTGTATTTCTGCATTATAGGTATAGATTTTTCAAAATTAGCTACTCCATAGGCTTCCCTTCCTCTATGTTGTAATTTACTTAATTTATCCACAAATTCTTGTTCTGTGAATAAAGTGGTACTAATTTGTAATAAAATTCCACATTCAGTATGAATCATTTAGATGAAATTAAATATTATATATTAATATTAAAAATATTAAAATTAATTTTTAATCTATTAAAAAAATAAAATTTATAATTGAGGTAATAATTATTTTTTTAATAAAATTATATTGAATAAAGTTATTGTTTGATATTTAAAAATCTATTCATCTTTATACGTTGAACTTCATTAATTAAAGTTTCTTCTACTTGTTTATCAATCTTAATATATTCTACTTCGATTTCAGCACTGTCGTATTTATGAAAAAACCCACTAGGTATAGAGTTTATCATAATTACTACATGTTCATGAGTTAATTTACCCATATTAGCTTTAAATCCATGTTTACTAAAATTATCTGTACTTAAATTAATTCCAGATCCTCCTGCTTCTACACCCAGTTTAATACTTGGCCCCTTAGATTCTGAACTATATTCTAAATTTTTTAATTCATAACCTTTTTCAAGTTTTAAAACTTTTACAGTTCCTCCATTTTTAGTACTTTGAATCCTACATCTTGGACTAACTACAAATGTATATTTATCATCACATACTTCTAATACTTCAATAGAGAATGGTTCTTTAATTTTTTTTCTATGAAAAGTTATTTTTTGTGCTTGATTGAAAGATAATGGAACCTTCAAATCATATGTATTTTTTTTATTGAAAATTATATCTTCCATTGTTATTTGACCATCTTTATGATTATTTCCAACAAAAACGTCATAAAATAATGCTAATTGTTCCATTTCAACAATTTATATATTATACAAATATTATAAACACCTAATAATAAATATTTAAAATTGATTATTTACATATTAACTATTAGAATATTATAACAATAAAAGTAAATTTAAAATTTATTCAAATATGAATTATTATTCAGATTATGTTAATGAAAATGATTTAAATGGTGTTGAATATGGTGAATTAACTATAAAAAATGGCAGATCATATGTAACTGTATTGGGTGGTGATAATTTAAATTATGATAATAATTTTTTAAAATATAACCAAGAAGTAGAAATAACGAATAATAGAGCCATTCATGGAGATATAGTATATATTAATAAAATTAATTTACAAGTTTTAAATATTAAGGAAAGAAATCCAAATATTATTGTTGGATTTTTACATTTGGATATTAATCAAAAATTTGGTTTTAATAAAAAAAATATTCCTTATTACAAATTTACTCCTTTATCAAAAAAATATCCAAGTTTCATTGTACCATCAAAAAGTAAATCAAAAAAACTAATTTATTGTTTGATTAGATTTAATAAATGGGAAACTATTAATAAAAATCCTATTGGTTCAATTGAGGAATTAATTGGAGAAGTTGGAGATATTGATAATGAAATTAAGGCAGCATTATATCATAGTCAAGTAATGCCTGTTAAAAATTACATTACTTATATTAATGAAGAAGATAATGATCAACTCAAGTTACAAATCATGGAACAGGGAAATAGTTATCAAAGTTTTAGTATTGATCCTGATGGATGTCTAGATATTGATGACGCATTTCATTTTAAAGAAATTAGTATTAATCAAGATTATAAACAATACGAAATTGGTATTCATATTGCTAATGTATCCAGATACTTAGCATGTTTTAATATGCAAATGTATTCTACTATCTATTTAGATGATAAACAACTAAACATGTTAAACAGTAAATATACTTATGATGTTTGTTCTCTTGGT